ATGTTTGCAGCATACGACCAACTGCCGGTACTGATGTTGTAACGAACAATCCGATCAGCCACATTACCGGTTACATTAAGAGCATATAGGAATGTACCGTATTCCACCAAAGAACCAACACCAACGTCACGCGGTGCATCGGTTAACCTTCGCCACGCCCCTGTCTTAAGGTTATAGGAATGCGTGGTTTTCGACCACCCATTACTTCCAATACCGCCAAAAACATAGAGGAAGTCTCCCACAACACATGAGGCGGCGTTTTTTTTTGCCTCCGGCATGGTCTTACCAGTATCCGTTACGGTGCCTAGATCTGGGTGGTACAGGTACATACCCCCGTGCAGCACCGAATCGCGACTTCCACCCACCAGGTGTATGTTATCGCCATAAGGTGCAACGGCCATACTGTCCAGACGAAAACCCACGTTCCCCACCGACAAAGGCTTCTTTTTTCCATTCCCAGCAGCCATATGTAATATTTCAAACATAGTCAAGTTCCTTTAGCGGTACATATGGTTGACGGCATAAAACCCACCCCGGAGGGTGGGTTTACTTTTATGCCACGCGGGTGAAGTATTCCACCAGCAGTGGAACCTTGTCAGCGGCTTGGTGTTGCAGCAGCTGCTTAGGATCAACCTGCTTACGGGCTTCACGCGCATCGGCGAAGTAGATACGGCACATTTCCAACAGGCCTTTGTGACGCTGCTGCTGGAAGTTGTCAGTGCGCATCAGGTGCGTGAAGCGGAACACGTTGTTCGCGTCGAACACACCGCCTTTGGCCATCTGCTCTTTGAACACGGTCTTCAGACGGTTCATGCCAGCGACCATCGCCTGAGGTTCCAGGCCGACGATGTACTGGAGGGTCGTGTCCAGGTCACGCTGTGCCTTGAGGGCATCGACTTCGCTGATGGCGCGGTTGGGTTGGGTGGCCTGGATGAAACGCGACAGGCCGCTGTCGATCAGGGCAACGTTCAAGGTGCTCAATCCTTCTACTCGTTCGATTTGTGCAGTCACAGCGCGGGCGTGCTGCAATTGGAGACTTTCATCAGCCGAAGGTTGCACCACTTCAGGCTGCGAGGCCTCGGCGCCGACAACTTTGATCTTGCCATCCGCCGACAGGGCGCGGTATGCTTTGCGTACCGATTTGGGGGTGTCTTCGCACTTAAGGCCCAGGCGGGCTTTGAGTTCGATCGCAACACCGTTGTCGTGCGACTTACCGCCGGCTTGGACTTCACCCCGGGCCCAGGCTTCGAGTTCGGCTGTGGACCATTCGCTGGGGATACGGTTGGCACGCGTAACGTCCACCAACCACACGCCGGTGGTGGTACGCTTGGGCTCTTGGCCAGTGCGCAGGTAGTTGACGACCGCATTGTCGTTCCAGGCAGCAGGCAGTTCGACACGCTGAGCGTAGACCACGATCAGGTGCTTGAATTCGCTTTCCGGATAACGGAACTTGCCTTGCAGCACGGCCAGCAACAGTGCGGTGGACCAGTCTTGCAGTTGCAGGGGTTCACGCACCACTTGTTCCAGGAACTCGATGACCAGAGCATCTTCTACTTCAGACGCGATCTCGTATCGGGTGCGAGCCAGGGATACCAGATCAACTTCTTCGGCGGGTTGATCGTGCGCCTCACTGACGGCTGTTGCAACAGGGTGTTCAGCAGACACATCAGCGGGCTGCTCGGCGGGTGCAGGAGCGCCAGCGCTTTCAGCAGCAGCAACATCGGTTTGATCAGGGGCATCGATTTGCTCCTGGGGGGTTTGTGCTTCTTCGGTCATGACGTACCCTCGGTGTTAAGAATAGACCACATAGCATGGTCAGTGTTAATGGATATGCTGCCTGAAATCCCACTTTGTGGTCTTTAGCGCGCTAGCATGCATTTTCTTTAAAAAGAGCGTAAGGAACCTACCGCCCACGGCTGCCGATGCGGCGGGGATACCGTCGGGCATTTCTGACAAGGCATCGCCTGCGCAAATGGAGCAGATGTTCTTACCGCGACCTGGCTCGTCCCCTTTGCGGTTAGAATCTTGCTTGCAGGCCATCGGTAGACGCAGATCAACCCACTTACCCGAAAGACTCCCGACGTTTTCTGGGGTGATGTGCCGGGTAGTGCCGTTCTCTACATAGTAGAACCCGACGAACCCTTTGAGCAGGATGGGGTTGATGTACGTTGGAATGCCAATCTGAGCACCGCAGTCACCCACCTCGATCTTGGTGGTACCCAACATGCGGTAGATGGTCTTGGTTACTTCACCGCCCAAACGTGTCTGGTAACCACGGTTGAAGGAACCTGCACGCTGTGCGTTGATCATCGTTGGCAGGTTGTTGATGTCGATGCCTTCTTCCAGCGAACGGCTGATGAACGTCACCGAGGTACCGTCGCCGAATGGATCTTCACCACCAAACATGTAGAACTGTTTCTTGCGCGAACCTGAGAACAGCTTAGCGCGCTTGGACATATAGAAGTTGAAGGCCGGATCGTCCTTCAGGTACTCCATGTCCAGTTCTTCGAGCACGTTACCGATACGGGCAATGATCGAAGGATCGTCGAGCTGATCCTTGTACTGCTCCATCAGCTCTGCTTTAACTTTCTCACGGTCAGGGTGGCCGGTGATGGACTTTGGCGTAACCGGGGTTACGTTGTCTTCAGCCCAAGCCGTCAGCGAGAGGGCGTACTCGTTATACATCAGCATCTGGCGCGCGTAGATCTTACCGTCCGGATGCGGTGAATACCCGTCGTCTGGATCAGGGTCGTCCACCAGTAGGGTCAAGATCTTGTCGTTGACCTTACCAGCGTTGATGTGCCCCTCTTGGTAAGGGATGATATCCCCAAACGGCAGGCAGAAGCACAGGTGGTTAACCAGAACATTGCCTGGGGTGGCGGCAAGGGCAACATTGCCTTCGTAGTTCACCAAGTCCCCGGGTTGTAGTTCGAAGGGTTCAAGCCACTCAAACAACGCCTCACCTGGAATGTAGTCATCGATCTTGGTCAAGCCCGCCGGGTGGGTGGCAGTCGCTGGGACACTGTCAACGGCTTCAGGGTTTAGGAAATACAACGCCTCATCGATCTTAAAGATGCGATAAGGGTAATCAGGGTAAAGGTGGCGTGGCCCATCTTTGACGATGTAGCTGAAACACCCCATTACCCAAGCCCGTTTTTTACAGGCCCCGGACTTTAGCCCTTTAAGAAAGAACTCGCGTTTGTTCATGTTCACATCTCGAAGAAGACCTTATAGCCGTCGAGGACAGCTTCGATCTTGCGATGGTCGGATTGTAGGTCCGTGAACTCGCCGGCCGCCTTTTGGACTTGTGTGATCCATTCTTCAGGCGGTAACTTGCTAAACAGGGCCAAGCCCAGCAGTTCATAGGTCATATGATCCGCAGGCTGAAGTGTCAGCTCCATGGCGTACTGGTGCACCAGGGGTTCAAAATCAGCCCCACTGCAAGCACCCGCCTCGATCAACTCACGCAATGCGCTAACATGATTCCGCGCTCGCGGGTCGTGCAACAGTCGGTTGATGTTAATCACCCGCTTGGCGTCGATACCTATCGCCTGATCCGTTACCGGCGACAATGCTTCTTCCATGCCGTACTTTTGACGCATGATTTGTTGAAGCTTAGGGATCACCTGTTCGTTGACCGCATAGAGGTAATCAAGCGACTCCTCGACAATAACCCCTTGGGTGAGTTCGATTAACTGCGCCAGTGTTTCTTCATGGTCGGTCGAGGCTTCGATGACGTTGAGGATTTCACTGGGGAGGTAATAGTCAGGCAACTGGGACAGTGTTTTGACCAAGGTGTTCTTAAAGGTCAGTGGGGTTGACTCACCCACCTCGACACCGAACGCTAACAGCAAATCGTCCAACGAATCAGACAGGCACGTCAGCACGCGCGACACCATCTGTTCATTGTCGATAACTGCGGTACCCACTTCAAAGATTTCTTGCAGTGGTTCAAAGGGCGCCGTGAAGCCTAACTGTTCGAATAGGGCAATTGTTTCCAACCCTAACTCCAACTGCTCCCACGGCATGCGGGCACCCATACGTTCTTTGAAAATGTCCTGCATGGTTTATTATCCATTAGAGTTGGTTTACATAAGGTTTCACAGTACGGTGGGATTTTACCTATTATTGCAATATATATGTCAACGTCCAATAACGCGTAGGAGCAGAGGATGAGTAAGCTGATCGAAGGTAAGGCCATCGCAGTACCGGACCAAGCTACCCTGGATAACTTCGACAACCTTCCAGTAGAAGAAAAACGTAAAGTAGTCGCCCAAGTCAACGACATGGCCAGCGTCACCGCAGATGCCGTGCTGAAGTCTGAACAAGGCTACGATATCCTCAACGAACTGTACGCCAACTGCGGTAACCTGATCCTGGGTACGGCCGGTTGGGTTGTACCAGTCAAGCGTGACATGGTCAACATCAAAGCCACCCTGAGCGACCCTGAAAGCTTCCACCGCGGGTTCAACACGCTGTGCACCGACATCAGCAACTTCCACGACAACCTGACGGTGCTGCACGACCTGCACAAGGACAAGACCGGTCAGCCAGAGCCGGAAGAGACTACCGATGTATTGCTGTTGGCCGATGGCTACAACAAACTGGCCACGCACTATGAAAACGGTATTCACCCCCTGATGCAGTCCTTGGCTGGCGTCGTTGAGCGTGAGTACCTGCCTACCCTGGAGAAAGAAATCGATGCAGTCGCCTGAAGATCCAAGTAAGCAAGCTACTGAAGCCGAAACCCTGACTGGTACGCTGCCAGTCGATGTCCATCCTGAGGCTAGTTCAGGTGAACCTGGTACTGCCGGCACAGAACCGCAGGATCTCCCAGCGGCTGAGGCTGACATCACGGTAGGTGAAGCAGGCAATGGGGCAGAAGAACCCTATGACGGCGAACCTGAGCCGATCGAACCGTTCACGCCACCGAGCAAGAAGCAAGCGTTTGTGGCACCGAGCGTTCGTCCGCTCACCAAACCCATTACCGACAAAGAGCCGGCACTGCAAGACTGCATCGCCATGCTGCGCGAAACCGCGGAAGTGGTTGGTGAAGCCATGAAGCAGAACGCGGCCGTCATGAGCCGCATGTTGGAAACCGAAGGCCAACTGGCCGCGGCACTGTCACGCCGGGTCGATGAGATCCCAGACGATCAAGGTAACCCACACCTGCGACTGCTGTTGGGTGCATTGGCCAACCGTGTAGGAGCAGATGACCGAAACACTGCATCGTTGATGCGTGACGAGGCGCTCTGGTCGCAAACCGTCGATGTCGATGGCAAACACATCTCCGGTGGTATTCCGAAACAACGTCTGGCCAACGACGGTAAGTACAGCCTCGAAGAACTGCGCTCTTACGTGACCCGTAAAGCAGGGGTGGGTGGTACCGTCGATTTCCCACTCTGGCATTCGGGCCTGTGGTTGCGTTTCCGTGCGCCCTCGCTGATGGCACTGACCAGCATGCACCAAGCCGTGGCCGATGTGAAGGTGAAGGTCGGCAGTGAAAGTCGCGGCCTGGCGTTCTCGAACGTTTCGCACTTCATCAAAACCATCGTGGTCGACTTCGCCCTGCAACACGTGATCAAAGCCAACGTGTCGTATGCGACCCCGACTGACCTCAAGCCAATGATCGATACGCGCGACGTACCTGGTCTACTCTTGGGCCTGGCTGCCACGCTGTATCCGGGTGGTTATCCATATGCCAGCCCTTGTGTTGCTGACTTGGGTGCTTGCAACCACATCACCAAAGAGCTTTACCATTTGGTTAACATGTGGTGGGTAGACACCAATGCGCTGACGCAATGGCAGAAGCGTCACATGGCCTTCCGTATCGATGCGCGTGCACCGCGTACGGCTGAAGACCTTGCCGCCTACATGGAGCAGCACACCTACGGTCGTGAAGAACTGATCCGTATCGGTGATCTGGGCTTCTTGGTGGGTAGCCCCGATGCCTACCAACACGAAGAGCTGGGTGCCACTTGGCTCAACGGCATCATCGATATGTCGCAGAGCGTCTTCAACGAACCACCTGAAGGTCGCAACCGTGCGGCGTTCATCGAACAGCTGGCCGAATCCACCGCGGCCCGTGAGTACGCCCATTGGGTCAGGGCTATCGTCGACATCGACGAAGATTCCCCTGAGGGCTACAACGTACTGTCCACCGACAAAGAGTTCATTGCCGAGACCCTCTCGAACGTGTTCTCCGCTGATGAACTGGTGCAAGAGTTCAACACCAAGATCAAGGCCTACATCGACCGTAGCCTGATCGCCATCACAGCAGTCATCTCCCACAACTGTCCGGCGTGCCACACCCCGGCAGCGACTAAGTTCAAAGAGCGGTTCGAGAACCTGATCCAGGTCGACCCGCTGGCTGAGTTTTTCATGCTGGCAAGCCGGAAGCTCAACCGTATCCTGTCGTAAACCACGACTCCCGCTACAGTCGTCTGACCATCAACGACGACGACCCCAACGGGCATGTGTTGTTCAGTGCCTTTGGGCTTGAACAGCTACAGCGCCGTGGCATCATTGACCAGATGATGCATGAGACACCGGCCATAAGACCAACGACAGCGGCACAACTTAGCCTCATGGCTTACCAAACCGATTACGGTATCTACGATCACATACACAGCCCCGATCCCATGCGTCCTTTGGCACTTGGGGCATTACACGACAAAGAGAACACTTGGGAAGGCGGACCTATCGTCAGCCTTATCCGACGCTATCAAACCTATCGCATCTACGAAATGGGGTATTCATGGGACGTGTTCTGTGACCTCCCCTACCCTCAAGCCATGATCATCATTGAAATGGCTGAGGATACTATTCGTCAGCGTGGCAGTGAAGTCAGTCAAGCTGAAGAAAAGTTACGTAAACAAATGCTAGGTGATGATAAACCCTAACAACGCAAAAAAGAAAAAAGGCATAAGGCCCCTCCCGATGGGAGGGGCTCTATGTCGCCTTACGGCTTAGGTACGCTTAGGCGTGCCAGGAACGAGGCCAGCCCAGTACGGGTTGGAGCCCATGGTGAAGGCTTTGATCGGTGCTTTGGTACGCTGAGTGCGGTGCACGATCTCGCCGGTGTATTCATCGACCACGTAGCGACCGAAGTCTTTACCCGCGCGCACGTCTTCGTGCGTGTACGGGTGTTCGGTAACCTGGGCCTCTTCACCCGTGACCACTGGGTAGCTCACGGTGACGATACGGTACGTCTCAAGGCCGATCTTCACCGTGTGTTGCTGGGTGTCGTCTTTCCAGACCAGGCTGATGTCACCTTGTTCATTGGTGACACGCTCGAACAAGGCCTTGTTTTCTTCTTTACCGCCGGAGAGCGTCTCGATGACGTTCTTGACGTTGGACTCCAGGCGGTGTTGGTTGAGGATGAACAGGAAGGACCATTTGTCGTTGCGAAAGCGTTTCTGAAGAGGTTGGGACACAGTGGTTTCCTTTTGCTTTTGGTGTTGTGGGAACATGGCGGTACGGCTACCGCCTTTTACGTCAGAGTAAGGCCAGCCATGTATGCTGGCCAGATTGGGTAAGCTTAGAAGCTCTGGATTGAGTTCCACACCCGTCTCACTTGGTATTGACAGTAAGGTCGATGTGGTAGCGGTCGGTATCGCCGCAGAGTTCGATGCGCACTTCCAGATGGTCATCACGACCACCCACGGCCACGCCGTAGGCAACGTAGCCCATGGTGGCCATCACATCGAGCACTTCACGCAGAATACTAGCTTCTTGGATCACGGAGCTGCTATAAATGAGCGTGAGGAGTGATTCTGTGCAGATGCGGGTCCCCAGTGGATCGGTGCCTGAGGTATAGCGCTCTTCGGGGTCTTCTTGGCGGCTGAGTTCCAAGAAGTTCAGCCACATACCGAATGTTTCACGGATGTACGGTTGGCGCGTAGCATCCACCCGACGCTCAACGAACATATAGTGCTCACCGAGCAATGGGCTTGGTTGATCTGCAAACCCCAGTTGATACAGGTGTCCCGTCTGTTGGGCCACTACTGCCAGCTGAGTGTTTAGGCGTGCGATTTGGGTCTGGTTCATTGTGCGTCCTTATCTTCTTCTGTTGGTCGTTTTTTGAAGCCCATGGCTTCGAGGTCGTTGCGGAGTTGTTGCGTGAGCGCCCAGCATTTCTTCGCTTGGTGGATGATCTGCTCGGGCGACGGGGTGTAACACTCATCAATCCATGCCGCGGCTGCGAAACTGTGGGTTGGTAGTTCGGTGTCTTCCTTACTCGTCACGATGTAAGCAACGTCCCGTGTACCTTTGATACTCAACCATTTACGAAAGTGTTTATAACTGGTCCAGCGTTGTACCCGCTGGATGGTGTACCGTTTACCATTTACCGTGGTGTTGTAGGCAGATTGGTCATCCGGTTCTTCGTTTTCGACATGTCGCCCGAGCAACAATTTGAGAAACGGGAAACATTTGGTACGTTTAACGTCCTCAATCAAATCATCCGTCGGTGGACCAGAGATTGCAACCGTATGGTAAAGCGAAGAGAAAAAACCAGTACGGTACGTCGAGAGATTCAATTGTCCTTTAGGTATTAGTAAATGCACCCCTAAGAAAACAAGACTGCGGTCTACCGTGCCATCTTTATAGTGATACGCGAAGTAGCTAAGGAAGTCTCGTTCGATCCAATTATCAACGTGCATGTCAATCCACCACTTTCATACTGCTGCGCACGACCTGTGCCATGGCTTCATTTAACACCGCGCCGTCCCCTTTGAAGATGTACAGCGCCGCGTCCTCTCGCTGTACACGCTCGAGCATGTGAAGATCGAAGGCGTCTTGGGTTTTGTTTAACTCGTCCTTCAAGAACGGGAACACCCGATGTTCGACATAACCGTCCACAGCAGGGTACTTGTCGAAATCCAAATCCACCAAAACGTAGAACCGGTCTTTCAGCTCCTGAACATCATTGCGGACATGGAAGAACCCGCGGTTAAAGTATTCGGTGGACTGAAACTCATTGAAGAAACCTTTGCCTTCGATATAACCGGCGGGCATGATGTCATTAAACCGGGCCATATAAGTCGGCAGGTCATTTTTGGTAACAGCGCTGCGGTTAGTGAAGAGGTAGACATTCAGCATAAAAGCTCCTAAGCGTCATAGCCCCCTCCAACCGGAGGGGCTATGTGGTGGTTTACAAACGTGCGATGTGTTGGTGGCGGGCTTTCTTGGAGAAGACCTCGCGGTTGGACTCCATGTACTTACCGTGCTGCGGGATGTTGTTACACACCAGCACCGTCAGACGTGGGGTATGATCCGGCCAACCTTTGAGGGGACGTGTCCGACCCATGATCTGCACGCAGTCCTTTTCAGAACCAGTGGCCACCAGCAGGAAAGTTTCCCGCAGGTTGGGAATGTCAACACCGGTACCGGCCGATTTCGGCGTGGAAATGGTGATGTCATTGTCATGGATCTTCTTGTAGTCGCAGCCCGAGTAATGGAAGTTAATGACAAGGTCAGGGAATTCCTTTTTAAGGAACTTCGTGAGCTCATCGATGAAGGCTGTGGTGTAACACAACACCAGTGCTTTCTGCCCTGGTTGGCGGTCCCGGACGTAAAGCCCTTGGATCGCCTTACGCACATAAGCGAAGTAGAACTGCAATCGCTTTGGCTTCTTCATCATCATGGTCTCGTAGCGACCATGGTTGTAGGTGTTCTTAAACGGCGTCAGGTAATCCTTAGCCGTGACGGTCGGGTCGCTGTACAGCAACCACAAGACGTCGATGTAACGGTCCCACTCCGGAATGGTGCAACGGGTTTCCAGAGGAGTCATCACATCGATCATCTGCGTGACGTACGCATTACCCGTATACGGGGTAGCCGACAGGTAGATCTGTTTGGCAACGTTCGAGTAGACGTCGATCCGGAAGTACAGCCCCGGGTCTTCTTGGAACTCGTCGTTAATCTGTACGCCCGCACCGACGACTTCATGGAACCGGGGCGGTGGTACCAAATACCCTGACTGTTCGATGTTCTCAGCGTATTCCTCATACGCCTCGATATAGATCCGGTAGGACACGCATGAGACAATGATCACTTCCTCAGTGATTGTCCCATCCAGACCGTCGATGATCAACTTCTTAAGCTCACCACCCCCTGAGACTTCACGCCATTTGGCAGAGTCCCCATAGGTCTCTTGCAGTGCAGTTCGCCAGATACCGAAGTATTTAGGGGGAATCATTACAACGGCCCGCACACCCATCTTGGCGACGGCTGCAAGGGTCGTAAAGGTCTTTCCTTTGCCTGTTTGAAGGTCCAGGCGTCGGGAGTAAAGACTGTCTGAAAGTTCAGTCACGATCGGGATCTGGTATTCCCGTAACTGGTACTTCTCATCGATCAAATAGTCAGCATTCGCGGCCGTAGGTAGCGGAATGTCTTTGTACACAATCTTGGCTGTGGGGTAGCCAGTCTCGCTTAAATGCCCCACGTAGTTTTGCAAGGTGTTGCGGTGGATGAATAGCTCGCGCCTGTTCTCCGTCATGCCGTAGTACTTTTTCTTCAGTACCATCTGCGTGCGGTTTTGAACGCGCTGGGGTTCCTTTAGTGAGAGGGTCTCCAAGAACCGCGTGGTTTTGTGCAACGAGTCCACATCGAACCCAGTCACGCGGCAGCCGTGTGAATACTTCTCGATCTTAAGAGCAACTGACATTTCTAGGCATGGGGGACTGGAGTCCCCCACACTACCTCCGTCCACTAGGTAACTACCTACCGGGCGGGCCTATAGGTAGTTAGTTCATCTTCCCACCCATGAGAACGGTGTCATACGGGTGATCGTCACGGTCCAGCGTCAAGTAGCAAGCTGGGTTGTTGAACGGTTCGTGTTGCTTTTCAAACGCCATGGCGCCCGACAAACTACGGTTCAGCATGAGGCGGTTGTACTTCTCGAACACACCACTGATGCCAGGTTTCGGCAGGCGGTAGTCGCGGTTTACAGCCGAGCGCACCATCATCGCGTAGACCAGAATCTCGCAATGGACGATGTTGATCTTCAACTTCTCGTTGAGCATGTTGGCGAAGACCAAGAGCCCCGTGGTTGGGTCCTTGAAGTTCTTCAGGTAGATCTTGCCCGAGTATTCCAACGGATCGAGAGTAGATTTAGGGCTGTCGTCACTGCCTGAGTGCAGGAAGGAACGAATGCGCTTCATCACCTCATACATGTTAACGTGTTTGTTAGGGAGGACCAACACCGGCTTTGAAATGTCAAACTCTGACAGATCAATGATGATGTTACCGCGGTTGTCGTATTCCCACTTGTGCTTGCGCAGGTGTTCAAGCACCTCGGTGGTCAGACTGGACTTACGGTTATACAGCGAGACCGTCAGTATGTCCGACACGGTTCCCTCAGCTGTTTCAGCTGAGATATGCACCTGCCCGAGTTCAGTGGCGTTGGTGACAGGGTAGCCCGACAGGTCCTTGAGCATCAGGATGTCTGCCAGGTTCGAGGCCTCGTTGCGATCGATGGTCAACCGTACATTGCGACCTTGCAGTTCTTGGCGCAGGTAAAGCGCCTCCTCTTGCTTGCCGTAACGCAGGTAGTCGCCTTCGACTTTCGACAGGTGCAGTCGGTCCACACGTGACGTGACGTCAGTGTGTTTGGTTGACAGTACGTTGGAGGTGATTTGGTCACCTACCTGTACGGCCGATACCTGACCGATGTTGGTATGGCGTGGTATGCTGTACGACATACGACCATAGCATGTCGAACAAATGATGCCAGTACCCGGGTGGATACAGGTCATCACACCACGCATCTTGATCGTTTCACCGATCAGGTGCTCCTCATTGCCCCGCAGCCAGTCGAGCTGACCGGTCAGTGGATTGAGGTAGTACTTGCCGGCCATCTGCTTGAGCAGGCCCTTGATCACCGGGACGTCTTGGTAGTGCGGTGTACCGCAATCACCCTCAGCCAGACCGCGCACGTACTGAGCGATCAGCTGGGTCTTTCGGTTGAAGTACTCGGTGTTGCGCAGCAGCTCCTTGTTGTAGGCCAGTGCCTTGGTACCCGAACGGGATTCGATCATAGACCCATACAGGTCCCAGATACCTTCCACGTAACCTTTGAGGATGGGTTCCTCGAAGATGTCCGAGTTGATATCGGTGACGTAACCCCGCGGACCGAAGCACTGCTTGACCTGGTCGACCTTTTGAGTACCACAGCGGATACCCATGGCAATCGGGTTCAGGGGCAATGCGTTGGGGTCTTTGAGGACCCGCTCGATGGTCTTGTAGGTCACTTCCTCGATCGAATGCCGGTTCGGCTCGACGGTGGCGTTGGCGTGTTTGATTTCCGGTTGATCCATGACCTCCAACACGTCAATGATCGACATCGTCGATTGTGACGGTGCACAACGAACCGTGACTAGGTTGTACCAGCGGTTCATGGTACGGATGGCTGCCAGTGCCAACAGCTCAGGGTCTACCCGCTCGCCGAAGTGGCTGTGCACACCCCACAGCATGGTGTTCAGCACATCCAGGTTCGAACTGCCCTTGAACTCCATTTCTGAACTGTGGACGTAGCTCAGGAGGATGGGTGCATTAGGGTAATCGATCAGCGGGTACCACAGTAGTACTGTGTTGATGAGGTCAGCGCCGACAATTTCTAACTCCCCGTCAGCGCAGATCAGCTTATGGTATTCGTCGTGGGGAATACGCCAAAGATCATCTTCTGACAAAGCCAAAAGATCCCGTGCGACAAAACAACCCATGGCTTAACTCCGTTTGATTGGTGGAACACCCGCTCAGTGAACGGGTGTGTTATCAGGCGTGTAGATGAAGCGTACCCCGCGGCATTCTAACAAATGCTGCATCAGGGCCACCGGGCGAGAACCCCCGTATGGGATCTCATCACGGCGCACCGAGACGGCGACGTTAGTCGGTTGCTCCGCACGCAAGAACGAGCGGATAACGGCGCGGTGGGACTGCGGGTTGTTGGTTTGATCCAACAACTCGTTGGTAGCCCACGCACCGATGGTGGCCACGTACGAACGCGTCTCTGATTCACCTGCGGACCGCATGGGGTTTTCACGACCCGGTGTGCGGTTGGCATCACTACTGCCCATCTTAGCTGGCAGGCCAAACTGCTGGGTCTTGGCCGAGGCCACGCCAGACCAGTCTTCGCCGATCTTTTCCAGCAGGAACAACTGAATCGCACCACACAGCACCGGGCCTTCAGTTTCCACTTGCTCACCCGCATCGTTAGTGATCAAGACTTTGTCGTACAGCGGCGCAAACGGGCTGGCCTGGATCTGCCGCACCGTGTCGAGAATTTCCACGGGGTTATCAACCGGGATATTGACGGTGATGCCTGGGTTCTTGTGTTGACCATCCTCCAGCACCGCCAGTACGTACTCCGTTGGATTCGCTGCATCGGGCTCTAGCAACTCATTGTGAATGGGGGCCCACAACGAGAAGTATGCATGCAGTTGGTCGAAGCAGTGTTGGACCAGGTTGCGGTTACCGGCAACGGCTTGTAACTGTTGCTTGGTTGGCCGCTGCTGCGGATCAAGTCCACATTGCTTGCGCAGTTCAAACAACAAGTCGCGTGAGGCGGCGTTGTAGAACTGCTCGTAGAACCGCCCGAAGTTTGACCGACGGATGGTGGAACCACCGTACACGATTGCGTCGGCCCGTACTCCGTGTTTGGTCAGCGGCATGTGTTCACGTTTACGCGTGCGGCACACAACCCCTTTACCACCCACACAGTCGGTGGCCTTGAACCCCATGTCAGGGATCATCTTGTGTTCAGTGGTGATTTCTACACGGTATTCGTCCAACAGGTCCAGCCGGTACATGCGGGTCAGCTTACGCTGGTTGTCCGGTGTCGGCAGGTAGATTTGTGCTTCGAGCAGCAGCTGGTTGAACTCAGCTGAAATGCGCAGGCCCTTGCCCCGGCGGCTTTTGAGTCCATTGTAAATAGTCATCAGTTGCTGGTAGTACCGGCAACCGGCCTGGTAATACTTGTTCAACTGTGTATCCATTCCGATCGGAACGTTCGATGGGAACACGCGGCTGTCGCGGTACACTGTGACGTTCTTTACGATCGCGCCGGGTTTTCCGTAGATGCGTCGATCGAAAGCATGGTCAACGGTACGCAGGGCCCGCGGCGTCATCTCGGCCGGTGCAAGGTTCTCGTCGATGTCGCGCATGGCCATGATCAAACCGTCTTCACGCACCCGTTCCCCTATATCAGGGAATGGCTTGTAGATCTTATCATCGCCATAGAGGTTCAGCAGAATCGATTTCTGTCCAGCGCCCCCGATGTATTTACCATAGACCGTTGGCGCCATGCGCTCCAGGAAATCATCGGCAAACACAAAACCGTCTTCGATCGTGCCGGGTTCTGAGAGAAACACGACTTCGGCTGAAATACCGGTGCCGTACAGCCCGTTACCCTTGACGGCGCTGGAGGAACAAAGGACCTCGCCTTTATCGATCTCAACACCCGGAACCAGGTTTTCCCACACCCGCTCGTTACGCTGGTATTTGTAACCAAAGTCTTGGTGCAGTGAGTTGAACTCCGGCACCTGAATCACACCGACTGTTTTGAACTGACAGTAGTAGTCCTCGTAGATGATCGTGGTGATAGGGTTATGGCGTATGCTATCACCCCCCATGCTGCTGGTCGGGTATTTACGGATAACATGCAGGATCGTAGCAGCACACGGGAAACGAATGTCGAAGGTGTGTTTTGCGTAGTGCGGTTCAGTGCCGGACATGGTGCGGCGAGGTTCGTTCTCCTCCATGATCGGTCCTTGCCCTTGGTGCGATGCATACATCGCCCCACGAGCAGCACTCACCGTCCCATAAAACGGGTCGTTAGCGAGCTGACCCAAAAGGGTAGCATCGATTTCACGCTTACTCATTGTCACGTGCCTCTTTATTTGGTCTATCCAGGAACATGATATAGGTTCAAATTCTTTTCGAGGATTATCTCATGGCCTTTTCGGTCTTAAGTGCAATTACCGATCCAGGCGATCCTGTCTTTTATGATCGGGCTTTTCGAAACCACCTCGAAAGCCACCTGAATATCTTACGGTTCACCAACCCACGCACACTGGCGGTGTCGGCCAGCGACCTTTGGCGCTTTGAGGGTAACCTCTATGGCTACCTCTCATTGAAAGATGTCGTTTCTGAAAACCATTGGGTAGTGATGCGCATGAACAATATGCACCACCCCCAGGAATTCGGACGCAAACCTCGCGAGATCGCAATGCCACGCGAAGGCGATACATTGTTACTGCCTGACCAAGGATTACTCGATTCAATTCGAACGCTTTATCTCGGCAAAAAAGAAGCGTAAGGCAGGGCTCGTAAGAGCCCTGCTTATGCCGTGTTACAGTAGCGTGTTTGCTACCATGCCTGGTTGATAACCCACACCCGGCGAGATCACAGAGACCGCGCCCATACCACCACCCATGCCGTAGGGATGGCTGTGTGGTTGTTGTGCTTCGAGCGTACGCTGTTGCGCAACCATCGCGAAGGGATTGCTGTTGACTACGGGTGCAGCCGCTTGCGCTTGCCATGGCATGACCACATGCCCTTGGGGTGCCATCTGTACACCCCCGACAGCCATGTTGGGGTAGCCAGGTGGCATCATCGTGGCTTGTGCCGGTTGTGCCCATTGCTTGCGCAGGGTGTCGAAGTCGATGGTGTCTTCTTCAACAACACGCGTGGCTTGAGCAACCTTCTCACGCATTGGTGCCGAGGTAGTGGGTTTGGTGTTCACCACCTCGATGCCTTGCGCCTGGGGTGCTTTAACCGCAACCTTCTTGGCCGGTGCAGGTTCAGCAGCCGCTGGCGCTGCGTCGTCATCGTCCACTTCGTGAACGCCACCCTCGTTACCGTCCAGCGATGGGATCTGGTCGTAGATGTCACCGAACTTGGTGAGGTATTCCTCATCAAACATCGGGAACGCTTTGACCGGCAATGCCATCGGTTGGCCGTAGCGCATGATGATCTTGTTCAGCTGCACGATTACCTTGTGGTAAGCTTGCATGAACGCATGGAAATACGGCGCCACACGGTTGTTGGAACCGGCGCTGTACTGCTCTGGATCATCACCATTGGGCAGGATGGTGCGCAGCAGGGTCAACAACACTTGACGCTGCTTGGGCTTGATGACAATGCCCAACACCTTGTCTTCTTCGTTTTCCAGCAGTTCGATCAACGGGAAGCGGATCACCGCCAGACGGTTGACTTTCTTACCGCCATAGGTGCCGCCGTTTTTGAGGTACAGCGTGATCAGTCGACGCTTATCACTGGCCGCCTGAACCAACCGGTCAAAGATCTCGACCAGTTTGTTGTCCGCTGCCTGCATCTTCTTGAGGAACTCGTTGCAGTCATCGGTCGGAGGAAGTTCTTTGTGCAGCTCCCGATCCGCCGCGACCCGCAGCAACTGCGAGGCCAGGTACACGTAGGTGAAACTCAGCTGTGCTCGGCAGTTGCGCTGCATGTGTTGGATCACAGGCGAGGTACCGCGACGGGCCATGGTTTCAGACAAGGGGTGCCAGGCTTGGTAGTCGTCACCAAACCCTTTCTTGAGCCATGCCTTGGTCGGCAGCACCAGACGCTTGCCTTCCACCTCGGCTGGGGAGAGCTGTCCTGACGCCGTGGTGATACTGATCAAACCTTCGTCATCGACGCCGTAGCGCATCGATTCGAGGGCCTGCTTATAGAAGTCCAAAGTCTGTTGCATAGTTTCCTGCTCCTGAAATGTGTGGGTTCAATGTGACCGGCGTCGGTGCTTGCACCGCAAAGTTTACGTTAGCCTGGCCCAGGTCCAACACGCTGCTTGCAATCGCAATCATGTCGTTGGAAACCTTGTTCGCCGCATCGAGCTGCGTCGATACCATCGGCGAGAACAGGCTGTCGGTAAACGTAGGTGCTACATACTGCACCACAGGCTCACCATCCAAACTGATGTTGATGATGCTGTCACCGGACAGGTCCGACATCATCGAGATGTTGAACGGGATCTGTCCGCCGAAGGTGATGGAGTTCAGGGCGTCGATGGTCAAGCGCCGTTCGAATTCCTGAATGTAAGGCGTCATCTCGACTTCGTCAACGATCGAGCGCGTGTGCTCAGGCACGATCATCAGCGAGTACTGACCCGGGATCATGGAGTTGGTCACCGCGAAACTGATGTTCCGGATGAAGTTGTCCATCATCACCGCCGGAACAACTTGTGCCAACAGTGAAGCTGCGATGCTGGTTTTATCAGCGCCATGCCAGTGTTCACTGTCGTGCGTCTGCGAAACCCGGCGCATGCTTTGTCCGTTGTCAACAGCGTAGTGAGTGACGTTATTAAAGTCACCTACTTCCGGGAACAGACGGATCAGGTCATGCAGGGCTACGTACCCGCGCTCCATGTAACCGGCGTGGTCACGCAGTCTGGCCAAGAACAGATCCGTACCGATCGACTGGTTAGCGGCACGTGCACCCGCTTCCGACATCACCGCAGGCCCCAGGGCATTGTTACTGATGTAACCCTGCGTGGCCATTTTGTTTTCCTGCACCGCGTGCTGAAGCGACCCGAGGGTGTCGGCCACATAGCGCGTCGGCGACGTGTCGCGACGACGAGAGAGCTGGAAGGAACCGGCACCCGAGATCGAACGGGTGTCGTACGTCAGGTCGATACCCCCTTGAATGTTCTGTGCAGCCATCTGCGAGACGATGCTGGCTTCACGCAGGTTGAACACGTCCTCAGGACGGATCATGTGGGTTTGCTGGATGTCACCCGTCCGTCCCGCATTGAGGATGCGCATCGGGGTGATGATCTGGTTAGCCGCCTGCACGAAAGCTTGACGCTGTGGGCCGTTTACACCTGCAACGATCTTGTCACGGATCGTGGTTTCGGAGTTAAAATAGATCCGGGTATTTGGGTCCAGCAGTCCGCCATGGGAGACGTCGGAGTGGTCGCTGTACCCGAACAAGATACGGATCGTCTTCTCATTCGGAATGAATGGCTGAGTTTCCACCACGCGCATGACGAAACGGAAACGACGGCTGGCCCAACCTTCAGGAATACCCACGAAGCCTTCGATGTTCGCTGAAGGCTGGATCACTTCCGAAGCGATCGCATTCACAGCTGCCACGCCCAGGCGGTTACCCTGTAGGGTTGCCTCGCTCAGCTGGTTGATGACGCGTTCCGAGAAGTTAGTCTTGAAGGGGCGAAGGGTTTGCTCTTGGTACGTGCCGGTCTGCGCCATGATAAACAGCTCAACACGGATCTGGGTGTTTTCGCCAAAGGTATAACTTTGCATGGTTCTCTCTCCGGTGTTACTTATTGATCGCTGCCAAATGCAACGCCAAATCAGTCAGTAGGTTCTTGAATTGCTGAGGCATGGCGATGATGTTGTGACCTTTTGGCTGGTCACTGACATTCCACAGTGCCTTAGGTCCATGGAACACCCAGTTAGCGGATCGGATCTCGGTTGTGATATTCGTGATCGCGATGATAGTGTAGTTAGTATGCCGCTCGTGGGGGTTCGTGTCACCAGGACGGGGACGCATGGGCTTCAAGAAAGGGAACGCTTCGTTCAGCGCTTCCTTATACTTGGGTTGGATGCGCGGCCACGACTTGGTTGCGATCGGCAAGCTGGTGCCTGTGATCCCTTCCTCGATGTAACGCGATACCTGCATGATCAGTGCCACGTCGATCATGCCCCAATGCCACAACAATGCTTGCGTTACCGCAACCAGCTTGTGGATGTACTGCTTTTCAATGTGCGGGTAAGCCTTGGGCGAAAACGCCTTTGCCATTACCCACTGGGCTAACCGCTTTTGGTGTACTTCAAGCGGGTAGTCCTCAACGTTAGGGATACAGGCTAAGCACTGATCCAGTAACGTCAGGTCGATCGTCGGGTCAACCTTTTGCGCCAGCAGTGCGGGGCGCAGCGTGTCTTCCTCAAACGTGGTTGCATCACCAATCACAACCTTGACCTTGATCTTGTTGGCGTCGATGAAGCTGGTCTTGTCGTCGTCCTCACCGGACTTGGAGTCGATCTTCTTATCGTTCACCCGTTCAGCGGTGGTACGATCAGCCGGGTTCAAGCAGTAGCGGATGTACCAGTGCACACTGGAGATGATGCTGGTGGCCTGTGGGTCACACATCACGGCAATGGTCAAGCGGCGCACGATCACTTTGGCCAAGATCAGTTTCGGTATCTCAGAAGAACCTAAGCCCTTCCATGTCGATGCCATGCTGATGCTGTTGTCGTTGATACGTTCGTCGATGTACCGTTGCAGCTTCTCGAACACCGAACCTATGGTCGGCCAGTCAACCAACTCGGTATCCATGATCAACCCCAAGGCATCGAGCTCTTTGCCTTTTTGGTTGTCATTGATCAGCTCAATGTACGCACCCCACACCGGCAGCATGGGTCGGATGCCCAGCGAGAAGATCGCCAAGTTGATGTAGTCAGACTTAAGGTAGGTCTGGCCTTCATCGGTGTAGCGTGACCCTTCGGTGATGGAGTCTTGGATCTCGTTCGGTACATGCAACCGGCCGCTTAGAAGCAGCCAATGCTTGAACGATTCCATGGGCATCAGGTTGTACATCTTGTTGACGTAGAACCGGATCGATTGTGCTACATAGAAGCTGTCCGATACCGAACGGGTTACCGCGTGGATGCCCACGTAGCAATCCCAGATCGCATCAAGGACGTCTGGATGACAGGTCTCCCAGTAACTGTTGATTTCATTGAAGACCCCAACCGGGTCAGCCAAGCGCACTTTTCCATACGCTCCTGCTGCCCAAATCAGTGGGTCATGGTTTTTGTGGGTGGCCGTGACCTCATCAAAGCCCGTGCCTTTTACTCTACTGACAGCCAGGCGCATTACAGTTCCCTTAAGTTAAATGGACCAATGCACGAAGATGATATATGTCTTAAATTAACTTGAATTCATCGACAAGTTATAAAGCCCAGGGGTAGCTACCCCTGGGCTTATGTCGCTTTACATCACGAACTCGTCGAAATCGACGGCGTCGCTGTGGTTGTTATTGCTACCGCCGCGGTTGTAGTTGTTACCACCGCCGTAGTTACCACCACCGCCACCATTGCCGCCGCGGCCCTGGTTGTTGTAGCCACCGCCACCACCGCCACCCATTTGCGGGCCAGCCTTGGCGACGTTCTTGGCGTCGGGGTTGAACTGGCTGATCAGCAGGTGCGAAACCAACTCGCTGATCGGCTTCAGGAAACCGCGAGCAAACGACTCGGACAGTTTCCTCGGCGCCAGCGGCGAACCGTCGCGGTGACGGATGTCATGGTACTTGGTCGGACCGAACCAGAACTGGATACGTGGGCGGGACTTGTCGCTGGACAGTACCGAGATGTACATACGGCCGCTTTCACGGTCACGACCGATTTGCAGGGTGGACAGGACCATCTCACGGTCGAGTTTCTTGCCGGCCAGGAAATCGTCTTTGTAGTCCCAGTTGTAACCATCGCTGTCGTCACGGCCTTCAGCCATGTCGTTGGCCAGGGCGATGATCGTACCCCAGGTCGCGAGGTCTGTCTGGAAATCGATCTTGCCGAACTGCTTGTCGTTTTCGACGTTGGTTTTGACCGAGATGCGTGGAACGTTGCCGAGGACCTTCACCCGGAAGTTGGGGCGCTTGGAGGCGCCTGCTACGGGATCAGTGAACAACCAGTTCGACATAACGTCGAGAATATTCGGGTCAAGCGGCGCACGGTTTTGCTGGCTCATGGATCGATCCTTTTGCTTCAAGAGGACATACGCGAGGGTTATGTCGGCGGTAGATGTGCACGTACTATTGTGCGGTCAAGTATTTATTTCAGGACATCAAGTACCGGTAGGTTTCCTTCAATAGGTCACTACCGTTTGCCATGACATCGGTCTGGACTTTTGGAGATGGGGTGGTTGCATTCCACCGCTTTACCTTAGCCAGTTGTTTGAGTTCATTCTTTATTTTGGCGTCTTGGCCGTCGAACAGGTACTTGTCACCAAATACCTGAATCGTGAACTCGTTCATCGGAACTGGGTTATCAGACTTAATTCCGATGAGTTTGGTGTACCAGTCCACATAGGTCTTTAACCGACCTGTGTGCGACTCTAGGAGGAACAGTCGTTGGAAGCACCCTTTCCAAAACAAATCCTTAGGGTAGTGGGTAAGCAAAGCCGCGATGTGGTGCGATGGCTTCGGTTGACGTGTGATCTGTTGTACCGGTAGCTTAGCGTTTTGGCACTCGGCTAGCAAAAACCGCAGGGTGAACGTCTCATAGGTGTGGGCAGTAGATTGATTATCCGTTTTGATCGCTTTGTATTTAGCCCGAGGGAACTGCTGATGGATATCCTCGATGGCTTGGTGGTAAAAGACCACCTCGATGTTGCGCTTGTAGTGTCGCAGGATGTCAGGGATGGCCTGCATCTCATTGAAGATATCAAGTGCCGCCGCATCGTACTTGATGCGATCCCGATCCGCGGTCTTAAATGCTTCGCGGTAGTTGCGCACCAACGTTCTTATGTTCACCCAAAGGGCGGTGATGCCGCGGTGACCGGCAGGCTGTTGGGGGTTACCCTCATGGATACCCAACAGTCCCTCTAGGCCAAACGAGGTGCCGATGCTCAATGGGAGCTTCTTACCCAGTTCGCGATCGACTGACATTTCAGGCCACCTCTAATAAGTGTAGGTCCGCATGGTGCATGCAGCGCTCAACCTGAGCTGGATCTTGGCTGTGCTTTTCCAGTTCGGGGCGCAGCAGCGCCAGGAAACTCTGTTCGGTGATAGGGATGAATTCGCTCATGTCAAGGTCGGCCAATACTTGGGCCACTGACTTACGCTCTTTCTTTTTCAGGTCTTCTACGACGGGGTTGGCCCACTCGTAGTCGGTGAACTCTTTACGCAGGACCTCGTTGTAAGCCACCGCAGGATCGCCCTGGGTGCAACGCAGGCGGATGCTGCTGCCATGGCGCAGTTGCTTGTCTGTGCCGTTGATATGCTTTTGCACCAGACTGTTGATTTCACGGATATCGAGCCCGCGACAATCTAACGTGTCGTAGCGTTTGGCATGGTGGTTGATAACAAAGGTGATCCGGTGTTCGCCATTCTCACGTACACTGACGTCATAAAACCCCTTATATCCTTCGTCGCCATGGTTAAGGCGGTCGAAAGAGCCGGCGGCTAAAATGCGATCGTACTGAGTCGACTGGTGGACATGGCCGATGAAGATAAAGTACTTCACCAAGTCCAGGTAGGTTTTCTCATCGTGGGTGGGTTCATGAACTACCGCAGGGTATTGGTACGCGAATGCGCCGTGCATGATCGCAAAATCGACCTGGGTGATGCCAAGGCGCGCCATCTCTAAACGGGTTTCCCGCAGGATGTCATCGGGATGAGGCAGACAGTGATCCGGCACATACAAGATGTGCATGTCGAACTTCTCAACATAACGGATGGTCAGGTTACGGGCATAGAACATCTCAACTGGGATCTCAGCATTTTGTTTCTGCTCGACAAAGTACATCGATTGGAACCAATCATGCGAAGGGGTGCCTTCTAAAATCTCCAGCATGGTGCCATGCTTTGCACACGTGAACATCAGCCAAGTTGCCCACGCATGGAACCGAAACAGGTTAGGATCACCCGCATTCAGCAGTCGATCGAGTAAGTCGCCTTCCAAGATCAACATATCGAGTTCCTTGATCAGGTCCTCGTGGATGTATTGCAAGAGGTTGCGGATGATGTGTTCCGTTGGGGTGTTGGGGTGCCCTAAATGGACATCCCCAAAACTAGCACAACGAAACCAACCCGGGCGTTTGCAGTTGGCTGTGTTCATGACTTATTCAAACTCGCCGGTATAGCTCGAATCGTCTGCAATATCGGCAGGTTTAGCCGAGGCGCCTTGCGCGGGGGTAAGGTCTTCGAACTTGTTCACTTCGTCAGTGATGTCCAGGGTCTTACCGTAACGCGACAAGATCGCTTGCAGCGGATCGAGCAGAGTCTTCTGAAGGTTCGGGCGCGCCGTGACCTGCTGCATGATGCTTGTGACCATGCGGTTAACATCGACCCCGCGCTCAGCTTCTTGATAGAGCTCGCGCAGCGTGGTGTCAGTGGTCGGTGCACCTCGAACCGGCATCGTCACCCCCGTGGTTTGAATCAGTGGGGGCACTTCGAACAACACCTTCTCAGCGTCACCGTCGGCCACCACGCGCAGTGGGTTGGTGAGCTCGGTGACGAACTGGGCGTAGCCGGCCATGCTGGCGCGGTAGAACGGCTTTTCGAGCAGAGGCAAGACCCTGGCCACAAACACTGATTCAGGTACCCGTGGAATGGCCTGGTCGGTTGCCGCCAGGATGGTTTCCATGGACGAACCCAGGATCAATTCACTGTAACTTTTATCATCGTTTTGCTCAGACATCACTTACTCCGAACGGTATACGTTGAAGGCCAATGCGCTCACGCCGGCAGGCAGTGCTGCCAAGAACGATTTGATTTGAGTGGCCATGTTGGGTGGAAGCTTGGTCAGTTCGACAGCCACGTTATGCTGGGTATGTGTCTCGTGGTCTTCGCGAACCATGTGAGTAAGCCATTCCGTACCAACCCGGCGGGCATAAAACGTGTCGCTGTTGATCGGATGTTCGTCGTTGCACTCTTGCACCATGTAGGTGTGTTTAGCAGTAGCCCCGAGCAGCAGTTGCTCACCGACGGTGCCCAAGGTCATGCCCAACAGGCGCATCGCCTCGTTGCGGATAAGTTGCTTGAGGTCCGCGTTCAGCTGCTCGAGCTGTTCAATACGCTGACCTTGCACTGCCGCCAGTTCTTCGAGGCGCAGTAAACGGTCGTCCGTACCCGTAGGAGTAGGTTGTGGTTGTTTGACATTATCCATTGGCGATATCCGAAATTTTGACCATGACCGAGTCGTTGAATTGAACAAGCTTACCGATTGTGTAAGTCCGACCACTTTCGGTGATCTCACAAATCAGTTTGATCGAATAGACCGAAGGGTCACTCGGGTCGGTTTGCTGGACGTAGACCTGTGAGGTACCGGTACCAGGAAACATCGAGGTTACTTTGGCTTCGAACAATATCCGCAGTTCATTCTCCAACTCATTCAAACGCTGGGAATACTTCTTCACTAGATATTGAAGCGTGGTGATTTTTCCATACAACGCGATGGATTGTGAGTAGTTGGCTGCAATGAACGTACTGACCATATACGCCGCTTTCTCGTGTGGCGTGGCGGTCCAGCCGATCATCGACATGGTCGGGATGTAGGTGGGCATTTTAGCACCTCCAGTTAAATACATCCGATTACTCACGAAAACCAAAAAACAAAAAGAAAGGGAGCCCGAAGGCTCCCTTATGCCGTTACCGGCGATGCCTTAGCGGCTGTTGCGCAGAATCTGGTTGGTGCCTTGCATGACTGCTTTGCGCAGAGCGCGCTGTTCAGTTTCAGCGTAGCTGGCCAGAAACTCGTTGTTGAACACCACTTGAGCACGCATGCACAGCGTGTCAGGTTTACCCCAGGTGTCGGTCTTCAGCGGACCGGTATCACCGTTTTTGATAGCACAGGAGGTATACAGCTGATTGCCGTTGTAGTCCTTGGCGTTGGTGAAGGATGACTCATCGACCTCGCCGACGGTCAGGTCCTGGCTGTAATCGTTAGTAATGGCGCCTGGGATGAAACCCGCACGGCCGACGTAAAGCATGCCGGCGATCTTGACGTCTTTACCTGCAACGCGAGTCGCTCCGTTAGCCGTGGCTTCGGCAGCGTATTCCCAGTCTTCGAATGGAATCAGGTTGAGGTCTTTGTAATCCTCGTCCACGTTACCGAAGTTCTCGATGGTGATCTGTGCACCAGAACCGGTGACGATCGCCACGCCCAGATTCTTGTTCTCGGTCTTGGAAAGATCAGCGAAGTCTTTCAGACCTTCCTTACCGTGAATCCAGTAGATCACCTCTTCGTGAGCGTTGGTGACCTTGATATCGCGTGGCAGGCCACGGCTGGCGACGGCATCGCCTTGCATGATGGCCATGGCGCAAGTACCGTTGGTCAGGCGCTGCGCGTTTTCGATCGAGCCGCCAGTGTTGAGCACCTTGAGTTCGGTTGGGGCGGTCACCTTGACTTTGTCGGTGATCGCTTTACCGATCTCTTTCCCGAGCGCCTCATAAGCACCGCCAGGGCCACCGGTGCAAACGGTCAATGGATCACCAGCATACGCGAGTGAAACCGTAAAGAAGGCCATTACAGCCGACAGGAACAATTTCTTCATGTTGTTGCATTCCTTAGGTTGGTGTTACAGGTTGGACAAAACGTCAGTCAGCACGGGCCAGACTGTAGAGCGGCTGATTATCAACGTACAGCCATTGCAGGACGTCGTGATCATCAGGGATTTCGATGGCATCAACTTGCGTGTAGAACGGGGACGTGCCTGCCATGCCGTAGAGTTCGCTGGCATCGGCGGCAACACCAGCAAAGAACACGTGCATGGTTTTCTCATCAGGGGCGCGGGTTACCCCCAGGCGATAAAGCACCCCATCCATTTTGAATGTGATGGCCAGTGGGTCATCGGCCCGCAGTTCAACCGCCGCATCACCGGCTTGAATACGCACCTCAACGAGCTGGTCGTTGTAGGTATACTGAACAAACTTCCTTTCCAGTCGAATCATTCTTTCACCAGTGGTTCGCGTTTGAGGGAGGCGCCACTGACCTGGATGAACTCGAGAACCGGGTGGTTACGGATAATCTCCAGCCCTTCGAGCAGCTGGCGATCGACTACGTTGTCATTGGCGTCGAACATCAGGCGGCTGATTTCCATGATGCGTCCGTTTTCACAGGTACCCGCTTCGATGAAGTAGGTATCTTCACCGATCTGGAACGTGACGTTTACCGGGCTGTCGCTGGCATTACCAACAACAACACCGGGTGTTTCAATGACCAACCGCGTATCGCGGCCATCGACTTCGTAGAAACCTTTGCTGTTTTTCTCTAAGAGATAATACATGATGTTAGTCTCGGTATAAGGGCCGCTCCGAAGAGCGGCCTAGGGTTAGTTAGAGTTTGGCGCCAGTAACCGACGTTGGGTCGTCGTCACCTTCTTCGAGCATATGGGCTACGCGTGCCCACGTGCGCAATACATCGACTTTCTCAAACACCGTGAGTTCACGTTCACCTTCACCCAATAGGTCATGGTAGTGTTTATATCCGAACTCTTTCTCGGTGTGGGTTACCACACCATCCATGACCCGGCGGTAGTCGTGGTGCGCTTCACCGACGGCATCACCGTGGTAGTTCACATACGAATCACCGTAGCCTTCCACTTCCTGATACAGGTAGCGCTGACGCAGATCCGGTTGGGCCATGATCCAACGTTGCATGAAGGGGTTGGCTGTTTGGACCTCTGTCAGCGTGCGCGCTTCGGCGATGTTAAAGGACCAAGTGTTTTCGCTTTTGGTGGTAAGGTTACGCAGCAGCATCATGGCATCCGACGTGGACACCATGTTGTACATCGACTGTGCTTGGTGGAAGAAGTTTTGAGCAGCGGCGGTGACCGTGCCCATTAACGACTCATTCCGTTGGCTCAGCCATTGCGTGGTTGATTGACTAAGGTGTCCGCCAGCAAAGACATCGATAATGTCCCCGCTGCCGATCGAGAGTCCACTCATGTGCTTACGCCTTCTCGTTTGGCCTTAGCTTTCAGACGTGCTCGGGTAATCCAGCTTGCTGCCGTTTCGATCACGGGCCCTTGGATTTCCAAGTTGTTCGAGATCTGGTGCGGTGCGCCTAACGACCATACCCACAGGTGGGGCGCGAGTCGCGAGGCCGCCTGGGTGAGCTGGTTGTCTGTCAGCAAGGTAAGGTTGAGTTGGTCACCATCGAAGTCAGCCGAGGCCTTCAAGCAGGTTCGTTAGACCTGCCCCGTTCCTGTGGTGATGTCCAGGAACCGCTCCAGCTTTCACTGGATGTCGAGACTATATCTTCACCCTTCGCTAAGCGAGTCGGGTGTCTCCCATTTCGATTTAAGGCTTGCGCCACCCACTTGGGCCCTACACTAACTTGCGTTAGCCGCCGCACCTGCTGGCGTAATAGTCGTTGAACCTTCTCCTGGACGGAGCTTGGCTGCTGATTGCCCATTGTACATCCTGTTCGTTTTCAAACCGTGGCTTTGGCTTTCGCCTCGCAGTGGTGAACAGGCTTTAGGGGTTTCCAGCAATTAGAGAGAACACTACCCAAGGATTACCCCTTGGGAGAACCAGTTAATAGAATCAAATTAGGTGCTTTAAGGCAGAGCACTGACATCGAGATGGTGTTGTCGCGGGTGTTCGACTTGATCGTGCCGATGTAGAACATCTGCGTCGAACCACGCTGCAACGTCGGGTTGCGCCCGAAGATACAGGCTGGGCCCAGGCCGCCATTGGATTCTGCAATCAACTCGTTGAAGATCTCAACCAACAGTGGGTTGGGAACATCGTTCAGCACGTTCGAATACACTTCGGCCAACGCTTCGTTTGCCGTGTAGTTACGGCGGAACAGTTTGGAGATGATGTGGTACTTGAACAGCTGTACAGCCATACCCCACGGCAGTTCGATCTGCTCGTAGTTGTGTGGCTTGGAAATCGAGGTGATCACGTTACGGCCAGTGAGGTACAAACTACTGGCAAGCACATGCCGACGAATCAGACCGGGCTTACGCGCCAAGCGCTCCTTGTCGTAGATCTGGTGGAACATACTCAAGGTGGCGATCGACTGCGCCGTGATGTTCTGCACTTCCATCGGTTTCAACTTAAAGTTGGTTGACCCGATTGAAGCCATCGACAAGGCCGCATCCACTGCAAGCAAGATCGGCTTGTCGATGTAGGTGCCGCTGGTGGTTGATTCGACCACCATACAGACCCGGCTTGGTAACGGCAAGACCTGCGGGAAGAAACAGTGCTTGTTGTTCGCGATGAACGCTGCCAGCTCGGCTTTGTTCTTGTCGATGATGTTTGCCTGGAAGAAGAACTCGACGATCTCATCGAAGTTCTTGATGAACGCATTCAAACCACGCTCAAAGTTCTTTTCAAGCAGACGGTCTACTTTACGCTTGGTCTCCTTAGAGCTCAATCGCTCGTACACAAATTTCCATTTGGTATCGGTCAGATACCGCAGGAAATTGAATTCCTTGGTGGTGGTGTTCTGATCGAGGATGATCCACAGGTGTGGGCTGATCAGACTGGTCACACCCTCGGGTGCTTCCATCCACATGCTTGGCACGATCGGCCGATCATTACTGCCTTCCACTTTCGTGTGACAGTCAGGGCAATAGGTGCCGATCTTGTCAACGTCGGTGATCTTTTTACACGTACAGGCAGCTGACTCTTCGATCGTGTCGCTGTTGTTGTAGTGGCTATAAATGTGACGCTTGAACTCTACCAGTTTCTCCGGGGTACTGGTGTCAAGTGAATTCACCATCAAGGGTTCGTAAGGAAGGTTATCGAAAACCTCATCATGGTCAACACACTGAAGGCTAACACCCATAGCTTGTCCTTTCCGTGTGGGAGGGCAAAAAAAGAGAGAGGGAGCCCGAAGGCCCCCTCTTTATACCGCAGGGTACAGCAACTGACCTTAGTAGGCCATGGTGCCCGCACCGGTGCCGACCGATACGCCGTAGCCACCGTTGACTTGACCGCCGCCCATGCCGTACTGCGCTTGCTGTTGTACAGCAAACTGGGTAACAGCAGTGTTGCCGGTGAAGCGCTGGGTGCCGTATACGGTGGAGACGTTCTCGACGTCGACCGATACGCCGGCCGCTTTGACCGCGTTGTCCAGAGCGATGATGAACTCGGGGGTCCATACCAGGCGGTGGTACTTGCCGCGGATCACCAGGTTCTGGGACAGGTACTGGCGCTCGTAGCCAGTGCGCTGCTTCAGACGCAGTTCAGCGTTGACGCTGGCATCGCACATGGTGCGGTAGTAGGCGATGAACTCTTGGACGTTGCCGCCCGAGGCGTTCAGTGCTTCCAGGGTGCCGAGGTCACGCAGGTCGTGGCGCTCTTCGCGCTCGTCCAGGTAGAAACCACGGTGCACGTCGGTGCCGTACATGCGGATGATGTGGCGCTTGGTGTGGTCGAACTGCTGGCTGAAGTGGCCGCCGGTCAGGTTGTTCAGGCTGTTTACCAGTACCTGTACAGCCTTCTCGCGAGCCGGACCATCGGTAGCGGCCAGGAGCAGCACGTTTTCGATGGCAGCGTTTTCGCCGACTGGGTTGATGTCGATCAGGAAGGTTGGGTTCGGACGGACCAGGTGGAACATCAGCTCGCCGAAGTGCTGCGGCGTGAAGGTTTCGGTCTTGGTCTTGGTCTTCTTGCCATCCTGGGTCATGTAGGTCAGCGCGCCGATGTCGCGTGGGTCGTCCTTGCGGGCAACGTCAGGCAACAGGCTGCCGGCCCAGGCGGTGCCAGCAGTAACACGGTAGGCGTTGCTCAGCGCCAGGAAGTACAGCTCTGGCGTGTTGGCCGCGATCCAGCTGGCTTGACGTACGTCGGTGATGACGATGGTCGGGGTGAACAGCTGGGTTTCGACCATGGCCGTCGGGGCGTAGCCTTGCTGCTGTGCAGGCAGTACGTATTCCAGGTTCACATAGCAGGACACCGAGGAGAACTGGGTGTCTGCGTCGTAGAACGGATCGGCGTCGGCGCTGCCTTTGATCGAGCGGTTCATGCTGACTTGGATGTCATTGCGGTACGGCTGACCGAACAGGTCGTAGCGCGGAACACCGGAGAAGTCCAGCTTGGCCGTCAGCAGTTCGTTCTCGGCTTTGAACTGGCCGATGTTGAAAGGCTTCTCGCCGTTGACACGGGCCAGGACGTCGTCGCAGCGGTTGACCGAAGTGGTCAGCAGCTTGGACACATCGGCGCTGTTCTTTTCAGACACGTCGAAATCGTGCGGCACTTCCAGGTAGCCGGCGTTGGCCACGATGGCGTTCTTGTTGGAGACGTGATCGCGAACATGGTTGACCACACGGTTCCAGTAGTCGTCGCTCAGCGTGTCGGCCACGTAGGTCGGGATCTCGATGCGCTCAGAACCGATGTTCAGGATGCGCGGCTTGAGGCTGACCTGCTTGTTTTCTACCAGCAGTGGGCGAACCGCGATGTAGCTCTCGGAGCCCTTGCGGAAGGCACGCAGTACCAGGATGGCACCGACGCCGACGCGGTGTTGGTCGCGGTCGAAGCGGACCAGATCGTAGTTGGCATCGAGGTTCTGGCTGGCGACTGCTGCTTTACCGGCTGCGGTCAGCGCGGTGAGCAGTTCGCCGGAACGGCCCTCGGTGTTTTCGGCCTTGCCACCACGGGCCAGGACGGAGTTGACATCACCCAGTTGCATGTTGCGTTTCGCCTGTTCTACTGGTTGTTGGTACGGGTGAGCACCACCCAGCGGCGCGCCACCGGAAGGTTGTTGTGCTTGACCGTTGTTGCCGGTGTTTTCGTCGTCGATGATGGAGGACATCGGTTGTTTCCTTTTGGTTGGGTGTTGCGATAAAGGTCGATCACGATCGGTATGCCACTACGTGATATATACCTTGAGTATTTTTGATTTTACAATTTCTGACGATGTCAGAAAAGGCTTTATAGTCGGCAGCATAGGGACATACACCGTAGGGTGCGATGAACCATACGCTAGTTCACATACTATACACTACCGCGTGTAATTCTTTTATTCGTCTGTTTCTCGCGGTACATCGAGCGAGTCGAGGAACGAACTCAGTTCAGCTTGACCGTCTTCGCCCTGCCAGTCTTCCAGGGAAATGTTGGCGCCTTTATTAGCAGCCAGTTGTACGCGTTCTTCTACAGACAGAGGGGTGCCCACGATGTTGCTCCTTAGCATTACTGGTTCATTATCACAAAGATGATATAGAGGTTAATATTTTTTCATTCGGGATTAAGCCATGTACGATCTTTTCAAAGGTGTAGCGTCCCGAAAGACGAGTGCCTATGTTTTCCCTGATCTCATCTACGTCCGGCGGATGTATGGATGCATGCTGGAAGATGTGAAGTCTTACTACCGTCGTTATCCCAAACACGTCGAAGGCCAACACATCTTCGCAGGGTTGCTTAAGCACCTCCATATCCGGATGGATCTTGATGACCGTAGTTTCGCCGCCATGGTAGAAGACACGGTCGATCCGCTGATTAAGTCTTTCGGCTTCTGTTCGTCCATCAGTCGAGGTAAGAGCTTTACCAAAGGGGTAACGCTCGGTGAGGCCACCAGTGAAGTAATCATTGCTAACTCAGAAACCTTTGACTGCACCGACTTGAAACAGCGCTGGCGTGAACTGACGCCATTTCGATATCTGTACCACAGTCGAACCGACCTTAACCTACCGATCATGAACAACAAGACGGCAGGTAAAGGCTACGGGGTGGCGACACTTAACATCCCCATGCTGGCGGTGCAGTATCGCTACTGGTTGCGGATGTACGCCGAAGCCGATGCTAAAGACAGCCTGGCAAAGTTCATTGGTGGTTATGTGTTGCCTAACGCCATCGACAGTTATCTGGACATTGCCTTCTTTAACAGGCTGGCCCGTTCTGCCCAAGGTATCGGTACACCCAACTACCCAACCCCACACCCGTTCTATCTGACGGACATGTCGCCACGTATCGAGGGCATCTGCAAGATTGTCAATGAGGCATCAAAGCAGCGCAACAAAGACATCGAGCAACTCGCGTGGGCGACTCCTGTGATCGCAAAGGACAACCTGTTTGAAACCGCAGGTATCCCACGTGACCCCGTGACCCGTCAGAACGAATGGGCGGTGATCCTTGCACGCCTACCTTACGTGAAGTACCTCGTAAGCCAAGCACTGACCGGTCCCACGGGCATCGACCGTGCTGCACTCGGCAAAATCAAGATCGCGTTATTGGAGGCCAAATGGGACAACACCGTTGGTACGGTAGGCGACCCCGAGCTGGCGAAGATCTACAAAACGCAAGTTGAGCAAGTCTTGGCAATGGTTAGCTGACATAGGCCCCTCCCGACCGGGAGGGGTGTTATGCCGTTTAGCGAGAAGCCCACCGTTTGTAGTCGGCTTCGATATCAGGCTTGAAGGCAACCTCAGGCGCGATGGACTTGCCCGATGCGCCGCGAATCTTGTGCTTCAGGGCCTGTATTTGCTTCTCTTCTTCCAGACTCAACGCAGGGTAGTAGTAGTACGAGTCCATGTAGTCGTAGGGCATGTAGCGGTGCTCAGCCAACTGGAGTTTGACCATCGACATGCGCAAGCCCACAGACGCAGGCCAACGATACATCGGCACCAACGGCAGTGTCAGATGTGAGTACAACCCGGGTGTCGTCGATTTACCCTTGGGATAATGAAGCCGGGTTGTTCTGTCCAGCATACGCAGGAACATCAGTGGTGTGAGTCGCGGTAGAACCGAACCCAGGAGTGGGAGGTATTGGTCTTTGTACGAAATCCGCGCATAATACGCATCATCGAGTCGATCATAGCCCGGCCACGACTGGAACCGTAACTTGATTGGGTTGCCAAGGGCTCTACACATCTCACGTTGAGCCATATCAAACCGCTCCATTAGGTAGCGGTTGAACAGCCGATTGATGTCTTTGGGTGCGGTTTTACTTTGCGCCGTGAAATGCAGCGTACCGCGACGCAAACCCGCGTACTTCTCAAAAGAGGGAAACGTCAACATTGGGTGTCCAATCATAGCCATATGCTCCGAAACCGCCAGGTGGTGTGCCCGTGGAAAGAAGTTGAACAAAGGTTGATGATAGCCCCGCGCGTCGTTAGTCATATTGGTTCGCCAGTTTGTCCAGTTCGGTTACGAGAACAGCACCCGGGAATACCAAGCTACCCATAGGGAAGCTACGCCAACCCATTGCAACAGCGGTCAAAGAATGGCCGGGATGCAGTGCCAGAAAATTAATACCGGGCGGCATGTTTTCCTTACTGCGGTAGAAGATGGCTCCACTGGCAGCCACATAGACCAAGTAGAGGTCACCCATGTCCAATAACAGTACCCTCGACCCACGCCCATGAAGCAAGTAAACACCAGAGCCTTTGAAGCTATCATCCCTGAAGTCAATCGAGCCATTGTCGTGGGAGGGGATAACAAACTCCCGTCCATCGGCGCGGCTGACAATAGTTTCGCACAACGTACGCAACTCAGCTGTGGTGGTGCGGACATTACCCGACTCGTCTTTGACGAAGGCCGTGGTACCGACGGCATCCTTAGCCAACCGCGCCATGACTTGGTACGGAACAGACTCAACCGGGCGCTCGAAGTAAAACACATAACCCCATTTTGGGTTGAAGGGGTTGGTGGCTTCGGCGGGTAGTTCTTGCCAATAGGCTTCATGCCAACCGGCTTCTCTGAATAACTCGACGATACGGTTCGCCATGAGGTCATCGACACCCTCTGGGCAACCGCCCGCCATATTGTACTCGATGACGTACGTTGGCTTATGTCCGACCAACTTAAGGAAGTCCACGGCCTTGGGTGCAGACAAGAGTGTACTCAAGTAATCCATGGCTTTAGTCAGACGGTTTTCATAAAGGTTGTCGCTGCGATAAGCCTGTTCGGGGGTTGCTACTTTATACGTCATGAGTATTTCTCGTTCAGTTTGGTGAGTCCGTCAATCAAATCGCGGCCCATGAACGTGAGGGTGCGATTGTGCCGCAGGGCATAATGCAGCTTGTGTCCGTACTTGTCTTGGCGCCAGATGGTGTCACACTCCCCCTCCGGGATTATGAGAAAGTGGTCATCAAGCTCAATCACTGCGTAGCGATCGCTCCAACCGCGCCGGCGGTACACGCCTTGACCGAACCACTCGTTGGCGGCTTCCATGCGTGGTGGCGTTGCGGTGATCAGATAAGAACGCAAATCGCGTGTACTAACAGCTTGGGTAAATAGCGGTTTCAGCACGTGTTCGAAGTCTGTAACCCGCAGTTCAATCAAACCACGCTCGGTGGGTGTTGGCATTACGATGGACATCAATGTCTCCTAAACGGAATAAAAGAACCCCGGTGTTACCCGGGGTAAGTGGATCAATAGTAATCAGACACAAGGCGGATGTTGTTCTTCTCCACCAACATAATCCCCAGCGATTCAAGGATGATGTAAAACGCACCCATGACGTTGGATATTACACGGCGGGTATCGATGGCGCAGGTGATCTCTTTCGGAATGCCTGTGCCCTCTACCACCGCCACTGGGATGATCAGTGTGGTCAACTCACGTTTACCTTCACGCATCATCCAGGTACGCAGGCGGTTGGCCAGCACCGGGTTTTGCATCTTATTGCACCAGGCTTCCATCTCGGTACGGTTGTGGGTGGCCAAGCTCAATTTAACCGCTTGATACGGTGGGCTTTGCGTGGCGCCGAACGAAGGGGCGAACACCTCCTGCCACAGGCCGTACTGTTTGAAGGTGGCGTTGTCGTCGGACTTGTACGAGTCTGCCGGTTTTACCTGGGCTGTGGTCAAGAACTCGAACTTACCGCTTTCAAGCGAGCGGATGATGTCGCGCTCGATGTCAGCGACTTCGGTGAGCAGCTCGATCATTTTGATCCGCTTGCCGGACTTGATGGTGTCGATAATCCGACCCATCATTTTCTTGGCACGGGCCTGAATACGCGGCGGCACCTTAGAGTCCCGCAGACCTACGCCTTTGACTTCCATCTTCGCTTTGCTGAACATCACCCCTTCCAGTGCATCTTGCGATGCGTAGTAGTGCTTGGAACGCGTGGTCAGGCTGAGCACTTCAAAGTAGTACTCATTCTTCATGGCCAGCAGGCGCAGCTTGGCATCCGAGACACCCATGTTGCGCGACAGCACCGCCAAGATGTGCATCACCACTTCAGACACCATGTACACCATGGCAAACACCAGGCGACGGGCTTCAGGGGTGAATGCTTCTTCTTTGGGGAACAGTTCGTTTACCCACCACATCAAGGTAAACATCGTCGAGTCAGTGTCGGAGATGGGTACAGCTTTACGGCGGATGGACGGGAACGCATGGATCGAAGACGGCAAGCACTTGGTGAGGAAGAAGGCCTTGAGTATCAGTTCGTACTGTTCCAGTGTCTGCAACGCATTTCCGGCTGTGGCCAATACCTTGGCGTGTTCGCCCGGTGCATCGGTCAGCAACTGGTCCATCTTGCGACCAGCCATTTCTTGGTAGCAAATAAAGGTGGCCAGCAACTTCGTGTCGCTGTCAACCTTACGGTATTCGTCGTTGGTCAACGGCGTCTTGGTTGGGTCACCCACCTGCGCCATTTGCAACAAGAAAGTGCGAATGACTGTTTTATTCAGCAGGTACAGGTGGTACATGTCTCCCACGTACATCACCGCAGCACGCTGCACCGGAGTCATGTTTGTTACCAAGATACGCAGACGGTTCATCTGCGGGGTATCTTGCCAGTAGTTCTTACTGGACTCGTGGACCATGTCCATGACCTGGTCTGGGGTTGGGTATACCAACCCGTGTTTCTCGACGGCCTGTTGGATCGTGTCCAGCGGGGCCAGGTTGATGATCGAGATCAGGTTGGCCTTAACCACCTCAGGGGTGTAGTAATGGCGGTTGCCTTGAATGAACTTCTCGTTCGAGGCGTTGGCATAAGACGTCGCACTGCGACAAGTGGAGGTCAAAGACGAGTGGGTGGACTTGTAGTGAAGGATGGTGGCAACAGAAACAGTGGCTCCTGAATAGGAGTTATTGTTGATTTTCAGGTTGTTTTGCGCACCCTTTTTCATCAACGCTGTTTCTTTGAATCGGGCCTTGGCCATCTGCTCTTCGGTGTTTTCAGCTTGACGTTCAGCCTCGATCATTTCCTTCTTTACAACCGAGCGGTTCTTTACACCCTCTTCAATGTAGAGGGCGTGGGTGGACTGGCGTTCAGTCTCCGGCATATAGGCCGTCATCGACGGCGACAGGAGAAGGCCCTGCTGCTCTACCCGTTTGATAAACCCCATGACTGTTCCGGTCACAGCGGTGCGATCCCCATTGAGGTCTTTGTCAAGGATCAAAGCCTTTGGGTTTCTAAGTGCGAATTCGCCGCCTGGCATAAGGGCGTCTTTCACAAAACTACGACACTCGTCGTAAGGGTCTTGTGTCATCAACGAAATGTAGCGCGCATTATCGTCGATGGTGCCGTCGATGATATTCAAGTCCCGGATGTATTCTGCATCCGGAAGTACAAACGCGTTTCGAATACCCATGAGCGGTCCTGTCAAAACAAAAGACTCCCCTTGCGGGGAGCCAAAAGGAGGAGATACCATAGGTCAGACCTATGACACTACATAATAGACAGGGGTATTATTGTTGGGTGAGTAAGTTGATACTGGGAGTGAACCCATTGGCCGAAAGCATCTGCAAGATGCGCGTCTGATCCGCCGGGGAGACGTCCAGGATGCGCAAATCCAAGACCCCGGTGGTGGCCACTACAACACTCTCAGGACGCACGTACGGAACGCCGAGGGTGCTGAACGAGCCATTGGGATGTTTGACCCGCATCCAGTTGTACTTGAGGGGATCGTTGGGGGTCGAGGCCGGCAGGGTTCGGTAGACGTTGGCGTGAAGCGCCGCGATGTCCTGGCCAAACGCTTGGGCCATGCTGGGGGAGATGAACCCCTCCAGGATCACGTCTTTGTAACTGTTGCCCAGGATTGCCGAGGGGTAAACCTCAAAGCTGAAACGCTGGCCAATTTGAATCTCTTGCAAGGACGTCATAAAGACCTCAGAAATGGTAAACGGTTATATTCGAAAGATCGCCGTCCGTACGGTCCTCTGGTGGAATATCCAACACCACCATCATCTGGCCTTTGAGGTTAACCGGATAAAACCCGATGACATCGGCTGTCGGATAGGCTTTCTCGATGTGGATAAGCAGCTCTGTGAGCAACCGCAATATCGGATCTTCATCCTTGAGCAGGTCGTCTCGATCGATGCTGTTGGGGATCAAGTAGTCGTAGAAACGTAACGTCATGTTGCGGGCGATGTCTTGCAGCAACCGCACGGGATCAAACACAGGTTCTTCAGCTTCTACAAATACAAAACCATCGATCTCACCCTGTTCCCGGCAAGCCTCCACGTCGTAGTGGTCTTCGGGTGGCTCATACATCGCCGTTGTCAGGGCGTCGACATACTCTTTGTATTTGTCGCTATGAAAGCAAATAGCGATGTTCATGGTGGTGCTCCTGACCTTGGCAACTGCAAGCGCTGGCCTGTTTGTATGAAGTGCAGATACAAACCATTAATAAGCGATGCCTGTCTGGGGGTGGTCGTAAGCGTGGTTGTCAAACTCCGCCGTGACCAAATACGTGAAGAGGTCCCACCCTACGTGGGACGTTCCTTCGACCTCGGTAACGTGCGCACCCATCTCTTCGGCGGTGGTTTGGGCCAGGCTCAACATCCGCGCCAAGTAACCCACGGCGTTGGCAAAGTGAATCCCCGCCATGCGCATGAACTCAGGCTCAGGCAACAGGTACCGTGCGAACTGACCGGCGTACTCTTGGATGTAGTACTCGATGCCAATATTGCCGCCGCGTCGAGCCAGTTCAAAACAGACGTGGTAATCGGCTGCTTCAAACAGCCGGGCCAGCATGCCCTGCGCATCGAATGCACGATAGGCGGTCGAGTCGGCGTTTGAGATCAGTGCTTCCATGTAGAGGATGATCGGCCTGAACTGGTCAACCATGAAATGGGTGGGGACCGTCACATGGGCACGGAAAGGTTCACTGCGGGTGATCGGGTTCATGGTTATACTCGATAAGGTTTTGACAATAGATTAACGCGGCGATGTAGCGGTCAGTGAACTCAAGGCATGAAATGGAATTGGCGTGCTTGTCGCCCTCGAGTACCTGTAAAAATCCCATGACCGAGCGTGTATAGTTGGTCACCAGATGCTCGACAATCTCACCGAAGCGTAAATACAAGTTGCCATGGGCTGAACTGTATTCCCTGAATGGGTCTTTCTCTTCGACGTAGACCGTGGGGTGATTCAGCCGAAACACCGCACCGGTTTTGCTCTCAATCAGGTTGTTATCGCCAAGCATGTACTCGGCATAAACGTAAGTGTCGCTGATCACCTGAGCGACGTTATCTAAAACCTGCTCAGGTGTCAGCTTACGGTGAGTGGCATTAAGCAGCCACTGGAGCACGAGTGTGATCGTCACTTTCACCGCGTTTAAGTCGTCGAATTTGGAGAGTCCGTAGTTTAACGATGCGGACTCAAAGGTGACCAGTACGTTCATGGGTCGGTACCTCGTACCTTACAGTAATCCAAGCCGTCTTTCGCTGGATCTTGTAACTGTCGATTTGGAGGGTGTCGTCAAGGCCAATGAGGCCACGCAACCGGCGGCTGGCGTTAACGATGGTGTCGAACACTTTGGGTTCTTTACCCAGTTCCACATCCACCGCCTTCAGGCCATCCTCACCGAAGATGTAGGTGCAATCACAAAAATCGACCACAAACTCCATGAGTGCTGTGATCGTCTTAAACCGGGCTTGGGCGACTTTAAGTTCGGCTGCGGTGAACAGGTCGTCAAGCCGGATGGCGTACAGATTCGTTTTAACTGTTGTCGGCATGACCACCAGTACCTTCATTTGACGACCCCCGTAAACCACATACCCCGACGGTGGAAGAATGCTAACTCCACCGCTTCTAATTCACCCGCCGGCATCAGCTTTTGCATGGCGTCGCCAATGGCAATCACCTCATCGTGGGTGCTGTCGTTTAACAAGACTGGGCCGATGACTTTCTCCACCTCTAAATCGACGTGGTGCTCGATGACGGCAAGTCCTTTACTCAAAGACTCCGTGGTGATCGTATTCGACTCATACCGCTTATGTAACCTGTCTATTTCCAGTTCACGCATGCGCATCAACAGGACCACCGTCGCCAAGGCCCCGATGTAGTCGCTATTCCAGTAGCGTGTCCACTGGTCTTTTTGCGAAGGTGGGAGCAGACGCATCGGCTCATAACAAATCACGAAGGTTCTGCGCATGGGAAAATTACCGGTAGTCTATGGCATGCAATATACCACTGAAGTAGATCGCTCTTGGGTGTTGTTCCCAAAAGTCTAACCGCTCAAAGATGCCGGGCGGCATTAGCTGGTGCATGGTGGTGGCTTTACGCATCATTTCGTCGGTGTGGCGACAGTAGTAGTCTTGCGTGTACATGTCTTTGCACTCACTGAGGTATTCCTCAATGGTGTCACTAATATCGTCACCTTGGTAAATACTTACATCAGAATACAAGTCACGGATGGACGAGGCCATGAACCCCATGACGTTATAATAGGTGTCGTTGCTCATCAGGTCGCGGAAGTACATGGGGTCTTCCGGCAAGATGATGCGAGGATCGAATGTAATGAGGGTTGTTTTGCTCATGGTCGCTCTCGGGCATAAGCCCTGGGTGACCCCAGAGCCTAGCGATTATTGGTTGTCTTGAACCCAGCGTTCGGCTTTCTCGCGGTCCTTAGGTGGAAGCCAGTCACCACGCAGGTAGGACTCAACCAGCTCTTTAATTTGAGCATCTGGGTTGATCTTTACGGTGGTTTCTTCCTGACGGGTGATGCGCAGCACGTTATCGTTGCCGATCGCCACGGTGTAGATCAATAGAGGGTCTAGGGTGTTGACGTACCGTTTGACCGCATGGCTCTCCACCACAGGTTCTACTAAGCGGTCCAAGAAGTGCTCAACCGACAGGATCTGTGAGTCGTTCACTTCAGCCAGATAGCTACCGGCTGGCAACAACCCGGCTGCGATCAGCAGCTCGGCATTACGTGGACTACCGCTACCCTGTTTACCCGTGAAGGGACCCAATTGACTGTCCGCGCGCAGGAAAGGGAAGCGAGCCACCAGCATGTCGAGCGTGATGGATCGAAAGTCCAGTTCATCCCCGACAAAGAAGCTGTGGGTTGTTTGGTCGGGGGCTTGGAACGTGACTTCGCCCAGCAGCTGGTTACTGCGGCTGCGCAGGTAAGCGAACATCTCGGACAGGTCCAGCTCCATGGTCGGCAACATGGAGCCTTTAGACCGACCTTTCATTTCACGCCACTCACGAATGCGCAGGTCTTCCTGCACCACGATGCTGAGCGACTTACCCATGTCGATCACATCGACAATGGCCCAAGTGTCGCGTTTGAGAATGCGGCTAAGTTGCAGGTCCAGCTCAATGTACATCTCATCAATTTCATCGACCGTGAGGAAGTCATTGACGAACGCGTAGTGCGATGGCGTAAGACGGATGCCAGGACCAAACAACAACCCTGCCAGTACATCGTTTTGCGTATCGGTCTTCGCATACGCAAGATACGCACTGACCTGCGACTTAAGCAAGGCGTGTACAAACGCCACGGCACGGTGTTCATCCATCGGTTGCAATGGGGTCATCGCAAGCGCGGCATGCATGCGTTCGGCTTTAGGGGTGCCCACCAGTTGGTTGTGGTAGTTGGCGTAGTTGGTCGACACCAGTTTGAGCAAGGTGGTGTAGCAACGGGTAGTCAGGCTATAGAGTTTGCCGCTCATGTCTTTCGTATTCCGTTAAATGATGTAGAATAGCCAGATGCTCTCGCCCTGACGTATAAAGGATACTTCGGTGCCGGAGTGTTCTGGAGGGACTCGAACCAATCGGTACAGTAACTGCTTGGCTGGTTCGAGATTGCTAAACCAAGCCAACACGGTAGGGTCAGTGACTACCGGTGGTATGGGGTAGACGGTGCAGAGCTCAAAGGAGTTGAGCGAGCGCAGTATGAATATGTCAACCAGTGTGTCTGCATCGACCAAGTACCCATTGAGCATTGGCGGTACATTGCGAATGTGGTTGATCACCTCCGAGATGTCGTACTTATACGCTTGGGCTCGACGGGGTGTGTTCATGATCGGTTTCCGTGGGTAACTACGTCTATGATGTAGTTCTAAAAGCTCGTCAAATCACGTATATGCCCCCTCTAGTATACTATCTAGTACTGGGGTACTTCTTTTGTTTAAAACGTCACCAGCGGCAAATTAGGAGGTCCTGATGTCAAACCCCATGGTCAAGGCCCTCGATGATATCGAGGATGAGATCGGCCCACAGATTCTCAAAGCCTTTTTCGAAAAGGCCGATTTTTACCTGTGCTCCAGTCCTGTCAACATGCGCACCCGGATTCAAGAGGAAATCATTGAACGTCGGGTGTTGGTCGACATGGACATCGTCGGTGGCACTGAGGCGTACATTCCGTTAGACCATCCCTCGGTTACGGTGGAGGCCATCGATCACTTGACCACCATGTACCAGGTGCCAAGCGAGATGACGCAGAACCGTCCGATCCGGCAGATCTATTCGGTGCATTTTGGTATCCTCAACTACTCGGTCGCAACCGGTGTATTGCGCTCACCGGAATCGGCACTAGGCGGTGAGCTGCGCAAGGTGATGGATTCGGCGCTGCGTACGCCACCTGCGGCAACGTCTTACATCAACCTGATCAACCACAACACCTTCATCGTCAAGTACACCTACTTGCCTTTTACCAACGCGTTCTTGCGTTGCCGGTTGGGCAATGATGAAGCCTTGACGTTTATCCGCCCACAGGCGATTCTCGACTTTGCAGAACTGTGCTTGCTGGCAACCCAAGCCTACATCTACAGCCAGCATCAAATTGCCATCGGTCAGGCGTACCTGTCCGGCGGTCAAGAGCTGGGGGCCTTCGGTGACCGGGTCAACCAGTGGAGCGACAAGTGGACAGAATACCGTGCCAAACTCAAGGTCTGGAAGAACGTGGCTCAAAACTTCAACGACCCTGAAGCCCGTCGCCGGATGATGCGCACCGTCGTAGGGTCGATATGACGGGGCGTTGGGTCGATCAGTCGGTAATGCATGATCCAGCACAAAAGTAAAAAGCGACATAAGCCCCTCCCGGTTAAGGGAGGGGTCTATGCTGTTTCCAACAAGGGGTAGTGCAATGTAACACCCCAGCCCGGGGTTGGTGGTCGGTGCGCCAGCAGTGGTTTTTTGCGTAGGAACATAGTCTCCTCGGTGTACGCGGTTTTTGTTCGGTAAAGGACATCGTCATTTACCTTGAAAGGGAAGGTATTTTCAAACACGCTGGGCTTGGCCATCTGTAAAGGGTAGAGGGTATCGTCATCGTACACATACCAACGATGGTAGTGATGGGATGTGATGCGTTTACTGATCGCTGGATGGATCGCAAACTTAGGTAGGCGGATGCGCTGACCGTTGCATTCGGTGATAAGCGGCGCGGTGTCGTAGTGGACGATACCGTCTTTGCTGTAGGCAAAGATAAACCCTCGCAAGATCCGGTTAAGGGTCAGGGTATGTTTGATGGTCAGTTGATATTTAAACAGTGTTAACTCAAGGTGACTTGCGATAACCTCGTCTATTTGGTTGGCTGATGACTTGCCCATTGGCAACTCCTTAGGACATAAGCACGATACGTACCTCGCAAAAAGAAAAGCGTTAGGTGTAACTACAAGATAAGGGAGCCTGGTGGCTCCCTTATTTGTGGTCGGTTACTTAGCTGACGACCAAGAAGCCATCTTCGTCATCGCTCAGGTCGCGCACGTCAGTCAGTGCCTGACGCTGGCGGTACTGGCCATGGGTTTGTTTCTGGGTGGTTTCGACTTCTTTGATGCGCTTGGAGATCTCATCCACCGAAATGGTGTTGATCACGTAGTGCAGCTCGTTGTGGTTGTGATCGGCCACCAGGGGTTCGGCTGGGTAGCCGGCCTTGGTGTAGATCGGGGTACCGATGACGCGGTAATCATCGCGGTTGGTGAACAGCGACAACGTGGTGATCGGCTCCAGCACAGCGCTGGCCGCCTTGGCCGTGTCGGCGATGGTGACGGTGGAGAGCTGCGGAGGGATGTGGGTGACGTTCTGGTAGTTCAGCCAGTTGTGGATGTCGGTGGCATCCAGGTCTTCGTTGAACTGGGTGGTCAGCGCCTGGATCGCTTCGATCACGAACTGTACGTCTTCATCGACCCGCGACGGCAACACACCCGGGGCGTTTTCGAAGTAGGACATGACGATCGGACGCTTGAGCGAGATGCACAGGTTTTCCAGCGATGCGAAGGTGTCCTTGGTGTTGATCAGGTACTTCGGGGTGCTGAGCTCACCGACCGTGATGATCATGAAGGACTGATCGCGACGGATCATTTCACGGGCAAGCAGCGCCATGACCGAGGAACCCGATGCACCCGACGACGAGGCGATCAGAATGTTGAATTCACCTGGAACGAATTGTTCCAACAATGGCTTCATGTGTGGCAGCGCCGCCTGGGTCGCACGACGACGGTCTTGGCCGGCACCCCCGCGCTGAACCTGACCGTTTTGGGCTGGGATCGGGATGCGGTAAACCTTGGACTCATCGATGTCCGTGGTGAGGTTGGCCTCGCTGGTGTCGATGTAGGTGATGCGGGTGTCGGCATTTCTGCCTGGGGTGCGTGTACCGCTCTTGATACCAAAGGCACCGGCGCAGTAGATCGCCAGCTTCGGCGGCGTGCCCTTGTTGTAGGGAGCAGGGGCGTGCAGTTTGGCTGGGTGGATTGCGTCGTTCATGTGTAGCTCCAGGTTAGAAAAGTGGTGTTACTGTTTTTCGGAAAAGTCGATACCGTCCCACTCGATGTGGTCGATAAAAAACTCGCTGGCTATATCGAGGTTCTTCTCGATAAAGTCATTGAACAGGCGCGCTGCTTCATCCAGCGTGCAGTTGTACTGGTGCAGGTGGAAGATGTACGTCATACCACCTTCAAACGTCACCTCCACGTACGGTGGGCGTAGGTGTTCGGTCACGTAGTTGATCTGGTACGTACCACGGGTAGCTTCAACAAATTGCTCCCGTACACGATCTGACCAGGTTGCCGGATGCGGCAGGATAAAGAGGCGAATGACCCGCGTCACTTCACCCCGGTATTCCATGGTCAGGTCTTCGAAGGGGATTTCGGTTTTTTGCTGCATGAGAAAAGCTCCGAAAGCAATGGATGTTAGTCGTTGTGTCCCCAACGTAGGATGATTCATGTCAGTGATATAGTTCTTAACTTATCTTCAATAGTTAACGATGGTACGCATGGTTTCGTCCTATGTTATGTTTCTTTGGTTGGGAACACTTGGGTTGTGGTTGTTTGCATAACCCGCTGCGTTATCGCCCCTCCTGGTGAGGGGCTCTTATGCCGTCTCATTCGGGGGGGGGGGTACCCCATTTGAGGGGGGTATACCCCCTTACTAAAGAATAAGGATATTTATAGGGGTCGGTCGTCTACCGACTCCCTCCCCCTATAAATTCTTTTAACCAGTATTTTCTTTTTAAAAATCTATTTAAAAACAACATAAGAGCGAGGGACAGAGTCCCTCGGTTATGTTTGTAAATGAAATACCTACAAGGAAAAGCGAATAATTAAAGAATTCACTCTTAGCTGTCGCTAGACCTACTTGCTGGTATCCCCGTCTTCGGAGCGCGGCGAGCCGGCCGAATCGTCATCCAGGAAACCGTCCCAATTAGCGGGATCGGCCTCTAGGTCTAGATCCGTGGTGGGGACGTCGTATACCGGGTCTTCCAGCAGTACGTGATCGCCTGGGATCTCCTCGTGTCCGATAACGTTGCCGGCGGCATCCCGCTTGTCGACCGTAACGACCTTCCCTTCGATAGCCCCGTGATCCAGAATGCGCTCACGCATGCCGTTCACCACCATTTGCTTGTACGCATCGAAAGCGGCATCGACTTTCGGGCCTGTCCAGCCCGCTCCGCCATCACTCCGGGTCACACCGATACCCGTATCCTTGTAAACACCTGTCTCTTTGGCAAGATACGCTTCAAGCTGCTGGCGGTTCAAGTGACGTAGGTGTGGATAGTCAGTCCCGTGATCGATGATGGACTCTCCACGGAGTAACTCCATGGATATGCCCGGTCGATCGTCATCTGCGTATAACCGCTTACGTGGGGATTTGATTGCATCACCTTCGAATGGAATACCGTCCTTAACAACAGGAATATGTGACGGTGTACCTGGATTAGGGTGGTTCGAACCGAACGCGAGGAATGTAACCTCATCCGTGCCACAGGGCAGTGGTGTTTCCTCACAGGCACCTGCCCAAGTAGGTGGACGACGGACAAAACGACCAATACCCCGCTCCATGGGATTACCATCCTCAAGCTTCGGGGTAGGCGCTGAGGTGTCAATACCTTCGATGTCGAATGTAGGTGCGATCAGATCACTGTTATGCCATTGACGTGTGGTGACATCCATGTGGAAACGGAAGCGACCGTACCGATCACTCGAGTCCGGTAGCAATGTACCGTTGACAAACACGCAGCGACCGTTGTAGCCCCAAGCACGAATCTTGAAACCCTGCATGGCCATCATGTAGATGATGTCAAGCGTTGCCCAGAAGTCTATCGGGTTCTTCAGGTCCTTATGGGGGATCTGTTGAATTGCTTGCGGCCACGTTGGGTCATCATGGATCAGGTCTGCGTCTTCACCACTAGGCAGGATGTTGAAGTTGTCGGGCTCGCAATCGCTACGCGGATCGAACAGCTTGACTTCCCCCACGATCAGTTGCCCACAATGGATCTTGAGGTTGATGTCCGTGTTGTTCCCGTGGACCGAAAATTGCGGCCACATCTTCGACCGCTGTCGGTTGAGTTCCAGCCTTGGATTCGGATTCTTCTCTAACGGGTTGTCGAAGTCCTGCCTCGGCCAGCCCCACGTTCCCTTAGCTAGGTCTTCACCCCGTAACGTCAACAAGCTCGCTAACGTCGTCATCATGTTGAGGCGTTTGTTCAGTTGCTTCATTGGATTTTCCTAGACTAGAAAGACGGTCTGCTTCTTTACGGGCGATGGCCTCGCTGGTGTGATCGTAGTCAACGAGTAGATCGCCGAGGTAGCGGGCTTTGTTATGCATTTGCAAGTTGGCGATGGCACCGTTATGACGATCACAGGAAGGACACTGATCACAATGCCGCCATCCATCGTCATACAGCTGTGGGAGCTCGCAGAAATGAACGTGTTCCAGTAATCCCTTTTTCTGAAGGTATTGAAGAACAGTCCCTTTACGGTACTGCAACAATGGGAACTTCAGTTTCGGTGGATCGATATCAATGCCGTACATAGCACGGCATAAATGGTTCCAAGCCATCGATAAGTGAGTGACGGTGTAGGCCGCATCGTCGTTTAACACGTAGCCCAGGTGGATCTCGTCGTAGATGTGTTTGTCGTCATCCACTTCCATCATGCAAGCCAGATGGAAGAACCAAGCCGGTAGTTGTTTGGCTGGGCTTTTGGTTCGACAGGTGTCCACTTCCAGGTAAGAGTAGGCGTAGTACAACATAGCACCGTCACGCTTGAGTTCTTCCAAAAGCGGAAAGAGACGCTGACGCGCTTTCTCTTCGGCTTTGATCTGCGTATGGGGTTGGCCACAGGTAAAGCTTGCGCAGACTGCCGTATGGCCAAAATCAATCGCCATAGAAATCAGCGCCGTGGAGTCCGCACCACCTGACCATGGGATCAAAATCTTTTTCTTAGTCGACATCGGTTTTCCTTAATTGAGGGATTCCATGGGTTGGGTGTTATATATCGAGACATTCATACCCGCATCTAGGATAACCAAGAACGGGCAATCATGGCCGACCACCTCGACCACACGCTCGACGAGTTCGTCGATTGTGCAGTCATCTGGCATTCGAATAGGGTGGGTCTCTACATAGCCGCGTTTGAGGACTAAGGCTTTCTTTTTGCGGGTGAAGGCAATACGTATACCTTCGTGGTGAGCGACCTCGCGCTCGATATCAAACAGGTCCACCTAAGTACTCCTGGATTAGGTTACTCATTGTTATAATCTAGGTCTGTAGTTTGTTTTAACCCAATCTTGTGAATTTCAACTACCATCGGACAGAGTCATGGCAGTCACTATCAAAGAAGTGTTCGATCGTCAGTTCGACCACGTCAAATTCGATGCCGATTTCTGTAAGCGGGTGATTCAGTATTCCATCCGTTTCATGAATCGAAACGAAGACCACTCTGCGTTCTTCGGGGGTGTGCTTCTGGGGGTAAACCCCGTTAAGTTCTTCGACAGCGACCGCGACGCGTGGTATGAGGAGGTATTGCAAATCGATGAGGACCTGTTCCTTGCCGATTTCAAAAAGATCACCTCGATCAACCACGAATTCAACGTCATGTCGGATGCCTTCAACTACACCCCGGCCTACATCGTGCATCGACTGATGCAGGTCACCGGTGTCCCGGCTTCGCTCAAACAAGAAGCCATGGTTCACGCGTACATGATCCTCCACTACCGCTTTATCACCTCGCTGCTGGTTAAGCGTTTCCAGTACCCAGCTGACAAAGAAGTGGCGACGGCTGTGTACTTGGCACTGAACGGACGTTTCGACATCCGTAAGTACGGTTCGTGGCGTGACCTGATTCGTGCACGGGCTGAAGACATTGTCAGCTCGAAGTCGATCTACTACCGCTGTTTGCAGGAATTCCAACCTGACGGCATGTTGATCCGTACGGTAACCGACACCCAGTCGCGTATCCGTGAATTGATCAAGAAGATCTACGCGATCCACAAACACTTCAGTGATACTGGCGTGCGAGTTAAGACAGCATCTGACACTGCTATCAACACCGATGGCGAGTTGGTGCTCAAAGACCGTAAGAACGGCTATGCGTCGTTTATGCGCTACATCAATGACATCATACCGACCGAACGTAGTTTCATCCGTGACGAGCTCGTAGACGTCGTAGCATCGGCCATGAACACCATGCCCAAGCCGTTGCTCGTGACAACCCTGCGTTACCTCTCCAATAACTACTTCGCGCCACACCATGGTTACATGCAGGAGATCGTGAAAGAAGTGTTGCTGTATTGCTTCGATCACCTGTACGTTAACCGACTGCCTGCGGTACAGCGAAACGATCTAGCCACCAACTTGGCTAAGCTTAAAGCGCTGCTCACGGCATCGCGTTCTACCGATCCCTCGGTTCTCATCTTGCGCACCGAAACTGAAAAACTGGTACGGGCCGCCACGGGTAAGAACCGTTACGAAGCGCAGATCGCCGCAGTACGAACAGGGGTGCTTCTGTACGTGGTCCTTCGCACACTGTGCCGTGACCATTACGCAAAATAAAAAGCTAAGGAGGGGATCACCCCTCCTTATGCCGCCTTAGCTGGGTATTCTGAATTCGGCTTTCAGGTGCTTGGATTTTGCCACCGTAGTATTGAGCCGACGTTCCAGTTGGGTGATCACCGCGGCAGACATGTGAAACACCGACCAAGGATCTAAGTACAGCGACAGTACAGGTACGACCACCTCGCACTGATACAAATCACCATTGACCAAGACCGAAACTGATCGCGTTGTGGCCTTCCCTGGAAACACCAGCAAAGACAACACCCCCATCACAAACATGAAGGTATCATCGTTCACATTGTAGGTGCATTCGGAGGTATAGTCCACGTCACGAATAAAACCGTACAGAAGCTCAGCTAGGCCACACACTTCAACCCCGTCCGGCACGTGCATTCCGGTGCGGCGCACATAGCGCGCCAGCAACGCCGAATACATACCGACGATCAGGTTAAAGTCATGCCCTTCTAGCTTTTGGCGAGTCGCCACTACATCGTCTTTAAACACCAGACGGATGAAATACGTAAATCCCGATTCGGGATGATGAAAATACAGATTCGGGATTTGACTTACGCAGTCCAAACCTAGCGGGGTCATACCCACTAGGTGGATATCGAACACACTACCGAGGCCGTCGACGCCTTCGGTAACGGTTGGGATCAACTGGCTGACGTTAGTCATGGGGTTCCTCATTAGCGTAACGATCAAGGATGTAGGTGCGAGCCATCGCGATTTGATCGTCCGTGTAGGGTTGTGAGAAGTTCAGCAGGTAACCTGGCGCCACAGGAGGTCCTTCAACCTCGTAGCGCTGTCCTGTGTCGGTGTCGGTGCAATAGCGACCGTCGCAATAAGAGACGAAGCTATTACGGTACATCTCTTCAAAAAGAGTCGTGTCTGCTTGAGCGGTCGAACCCAAGGTGGTCAACACCAGTACCGCGAGTATGTTGCGCATGATTATTCCTTTAACGGGGTAGGTTTATCATCGAAGTGATATAGACCTGAGATCTTTTCCACTAAGCGGACATAGACCCCTCCCATAAAGGGAAGGGTCGTATGTTTTTACTGAGTGTACTGGATGCGGGCTTTCGCCGATGCTTCCAAATCCCCAGCGAGGCCGTTGGTGGCAGCCGCGATGTCCGGGGACACCAGTTGACTCTGAGGTTTGCGCTCAGTTGCCTGAGGCTGGCCTGGAGTCCTGGCTTGTGACGGAGTGGACTGATTCTGCACGCCTGCCATGGGAGGTTACCCCTTAACCCACGTTCTGACGAGCAGCAGCGCCTTCCATCAGCTGCTTCTTCAGACCGTTGTCAGCCGCAGCCACATCAGCGCTAACGCCGGTGAACCACAGACGACGGTCGTTGGGGTTCATGCCACGCAGGTTTAGCGATTTCAGCATTTCCCGCGCAAACATGGTGGTGCCAATGGAAACGTCCGACACCATGGAGAACTCGATGTCGAACTCCAGGTTCTGACCCAGCTGGCTGGCGTCTTTACGCCCTTCCCACGCAGGGGTAGCCAGTGGGAACATGTTGGTGCCCAACCACGCCGAGATCGGCTCGGTCACCGAGGCGTCCGGTTCAACGAACAGGATGGTCGCGCCGTAGAACGAGGCGTCGTAGTCAGCAGCGGCTACTTGACCATCAGAAACCACCAATGGGATCTTGGTGTTTTCGTCGCCAATGCCATACTGAATCCACCACTTGATGAAGCGGGTGACAGCACGGCCTTGCAGTTCCCACCCACCGAAGGTTGGGCTGGACGTGGCGCGAGTGACGTTGGTAGCCACCTTGATCGATTCACCGGAACCACCGTATTGGTTGTCCGCGGTATCAACCGAGATTTGCTGGTTCAGACCGTTGATGGTCCGGGTGTGCTTCTCGATGAACGCTTTCAAGCAGCGCACTGCCAGATCGCGGTTCGGCAAGAACTCAAAGAAGCGTGGGGCTTCGATGAGGAACGGGATCAGGTTACGCTGAACCAGTGGCGTGTTGCTGGCGATGTTCGCCAGGTCCGGTGCCAAGGTGTGCGTACCTGCCTGGGCCAGGTTGATGGTGCCGGGGGACTGTGCCCGGCCGTAGCCCACCTGACCGATGAACGGAGAGCTGTAACGATCCATTTATCTATACCCTTGTGAAGAACGGACGAACCGCTGCTTACGCAGCAGCGGCCAGGGCGTCCATGCGGTAGGTTTCGAGTTCGAAGAACATCGTGGTCTTCGGATTGTTCGCGTAGAGCTTCACGCGGCAATGCCAAGTAAACCCGTTGTTATCGTCGTCGGCCGTGAAGAAGGTTTCGGGTACGATCTGAACGCGGCCGGCGTAACGACCTTCCACCAGCTTGGTGATTTCTTTGTTGCAGCGCTCGATGATCTGCTCTTTGGTCAGCTTGGCATTACCAGCAACCTTCTTGTGGACCCGTTTGATCAGGCGCACGATGTCGCAGGCGATGTTGGTGGTGATCGGCGACAACAGAACCGACGTGGCGTCTTGGTAAACCGAACGCACACATGGGTAGTAGTTGGTACGCACGTCGCTGGTCAGCGAGTAGATACCACCCGACGCCCAGGCGCTGGACTGTGCCCGTGCTGGGAAGTACGGCACGTTCAGGTTTTTCACCAGGCTGACTTCGTTGTTCGGGTCCTGATCGATGTCAGCACCGTCACGCAGAATGCCGGTCGAGGCACCCGCGAAGTTGGCCCACTTCAGCGCGTAGTCCAGGATCTGTGGCACGGGCTTGCTGTAGCCACCACCCATCAACTCGCCGGTTTGGTAAACCACTTCGGCACGGCAGACGCCGGTCCCGTACAGGGTGGACTCCGGGTAGGCCTTCAGGCGGGTCATCAGCACTTCGGCACGCGAGAGCTCTTCAGACAGGGTTGGCGCCCGGCCTTCGGCTTCCACGTAGGTGGTGAAGACGCACTTGAGGTCACGACGCTGACCCAGTACGTTCATCATGGCGATCTTGCCATCCATGCTGAGGCCGGTGTCGTAGATGTGCGAGAACGGATACAGCGCGTCGTTCTCGTACAGATCGCCCAGTTGACCGAACGCGGTGTTCTCAACGGTGACCAGTTCTTCGTAGGCTTTGTGGCCCATGGTGCCGTCGCTACCGCCAGTGGCGTACACGGTGGTACCGTCGTTGAACAGGATACCACCGTTCAATGCACCCAGCAGGTACAGAGACTGGTACAGGTCGCCGTCTTTACCAGCGCCGGTCAGGAAGTCGATCTGGCTGGCTTGCGAGATCGTCGCTTCGATGGCCGGGTTCAGATCCAGCTCACGGGCGTAGATCATGTCCTGGACGGTTTTGATGTTATCGCTGTACACATGGATCTGCGAGAACGGGCTGTGCAGCGGCGCCAGGTTCGACTCGATGCCATCGTCGGTGTACGCTTTGATCAGCGTGTCGCCGATGTAGTACTCGCGGTCGCTCGATGCGCTGTAGGCACCTTCGGTGAAGCACACGTCAACGTAGTCTTCGCCGTTGGCGGTCAGCACGATGGCCGGGATGTTGGTGTTGGCCACCTTCTGCATGAACTGGAAACGGTACATGCGCGTCTTGAACGCGTCAGCGGCCGCTTCGTCGTAGACTTCGTTGGTGTTGTCGTTCGGTGCCCAGCAGCGAATGCCGAGGTTGTCGCCCGCTTCACCGAAGTAGGAAGCTGGCAGTTCGAACAGTGGGAACACCGTCGATTGGCCGCCACCGGCTTTGGCCTCGAGAGTACCAGGCTGTGCCTTGGCCGTACCGACTTCGCCTTCGGCTGGGATCAGCACGATGCGCGAGAGGTAGCCGTCAACCGGTGGCAGCTCCGAAGCTTGGTCTGGATTGATCTGGCCGTTGTAGTTGAAGCCAGACAGGCGCTCCAGCACGGCAGGGATCATGTCGCGGACCATTTCGATGCCGACGATCATGCGCGACTTCTTGGCGTCTTGTGGAATCAGACGCTTGACGAAGAAGCCGTTACCGGCGCCCAGCAGGGTTTCGGCCAGCAGCGATTGCAGGTTGAAGAACTTGCCACGGCGAGCGAGGGTCTCGATGCCGTACATGGCATTGAAGTCACTGTTCTCGTGACCGACGAAGGTGGTCTTGTCGGTACCGGTCTGACCCCAAAGACGCAGCAGTGGGGCATGCTGCGGATAGGTGATTGGCGCCCGAGTTGCAACCCCACGGGACTTATCGTTGATACCGCCGTAGATGATACGCGGCGTCGAGTTGACGTTTGACATCTATTTGTCTCCTAGGAGGGCTTGATGCACTGATGACTCGATGTTATGAGCGTTAACCCAATTCAATCCATAAATATTAAACAGCATTTGGGCCATTAAGACACAAATGTATTTTTAATCGACATAAAATGGAGTCGCCGCATGCTACTCATGCCATACGACACCACCCAAGGGCGCATGTACCAGGTGGACTCGATTGTCAGCAAGATCAAAAGCGCCCAGATCGATCTCCCTCTTCCTGAGGTCGTAACGCCCGGTGGTAACACCATCAAGAACCTGTTCTTTGTTGCACCGAACGAGGAACATGAGGACGTCAAGGCATTCACCCAATTTGTAAATCTGGGTACTGATCAGGCACCCAGGTTGGTCCTAGACGGGCGACCGTTTATGCGACTCGATCGCCGAACAGGCACATACCGTCTTACTACTGAGAACGACTGGATGTTTCAGTGTGTGCGTGGGGCTCTAACGCTCAACGCCATGGACCCCACCAAAGGACCGACCACGCTGCGCCGCCTAGGCAACGTGCCGATGATTACGTTCATCAAATGGATTACCCGGGCCATCGTTGGTAAGTTCAACTTAGACGGTGGTACGGAGCTGAAAATCTCAGTGGTTTGTGCGTACTACTACCTGGCGATGATCAATGAGGAGCTGGCGACAGATCCTGAAGCACGTGCCGCGATGGTCAACATTGTACGCAATGTAACCAACATGCCCGAGAACCGCACCATTCTCGAGATCTCCGATTCCATCAAAAGTCTGAAGACTCTTGAGGACTTGGCCAAGACCATTAGCCAGGATTTGGGTAGTATTCGGATGGGTGACCTTTCCGCGGCTGACATCATCACCTTGGTGCAAAGCTCGTACTTCGGTGTCAATGCCCGTGAAAACGTCGGGGTGGCACTGGAGCACATGCCGACCTTCATTGCGCTGGTCTATAATGTGATCATGGACCGTTCGTATAAAAAGACAACACTGGCTTCCCGTGCACTGACGGCAGGTCGTCCAAATGAACTGCGGGCTTTCACTGATTTGGTTTACCGCCAAGTCGCCGAACAGTTCAAATAATTCTACTGATAAACCGACATATAGCCCTCCCGTGACAGGGAGGGTCTTATGACGACTTGCAAAACACTGGATGTTATGAGCTTTAACTAAGCATGCCAGTAAAATTTGACACCTCTGTTCACAGGTAGCCTAAATGAACGAGTACCTTCTGCGCCATGCGATCAGTACGGTCTGGTGTAACCCATCGATGGATCGGCAGCACGTGTACCGACTCGTGCCGCTATCACCACGCTGGGGTGTACACACGTCGTATGCGATCGATTTCGAACGGTACCTGTTGCCGACTCCGCGCGACTATTACCACATCTACCAAATCGGCAAAGTTGAACCGACCTTGCTGGGCGTACCCAAACGCTACAACAAATGGATGTCGTTAGCCGAGATCGCTAACGAGACCGCATTGTACACCGAGCTTTATGTCGAGTGCGGCATCCAGTTCCCCCGGCATGAAGTTTACCTCATGCTCACCGGGACCAAGAACCTGGTGATTGCTGTCAAGCTTAATGACCGCGTCTATCCCTTAGACCGCCAAGAGGTGTACCTGCGGTTTTACAGCAACGCGTACTATGCGACCAGCCGCGCCGATGCGGCCAATCGCCGTACCGTGTTTGTGATGGGGGGCACCCCTAAGGGACCGCAAGAGCTGGTCAGCTTGCAGATCGAAATGGATCGCCAACTCAAAGCACGCGGGGGTGTGCCGTACTACTACGTCAACGGGCGGTTTACTAACACCCTGACGTTGATGAACGCAACCCCCGGGGACTCGATGGAGATGGTCATCGATTCCTCGATCGATCGTTACATCGATTTCCCGCTGAAGTCGCTACCTACCTTCTTGTCCACGCTGGACAAAGAAACCAAGTACCTGCTGCATTACAACGACCCTAAGGTCAAGTCCATTCAGTTTTACGATGACCTGGATTTGTTCCTCATTAAGGAAGGGGGTGGTAACGGACGCTTCTTGGGCGTGTCGTATCACCGCAACGAGGGTAAGTGGGTTCGGCAGTTGACTCACAAGGACTACAGTGTTTCGATCCCCCGTCTTAACACCTTCGTGCAATCTCATCCCACCGACCCCCGGTTTATTTTGGATTCGGTGAAATTCACTGAGGACAAATGGGAGAGCTTGGCCGACCTCAAACTGCGGGTTTACTTCCGGCAGTCTGGTTATGACCGTCCGCTGCAACCCGAAGCCTCGCGCATTCACGAGCTTTACCGCATGTCCGACACCCGGGTAGTGCGGGCTCTGACGGGGATTGATTCGACGCTGGATCTGTGGAAAGCCGCTAACCTTGAGAAAGCGGCGTACCCACAGTTCATGGGTGCCAAACCGAGCCTGGTTAACCCCATCGGCTTTAACGACCCTGACGTCACCAGCGAGCAGAAGACCGCGGCACAGGAGTTCGCTGGCCGTGTGTTTGGGTACCATGCCGCGGCTAGTCTCTTGGCGGCTACTCCATCTGACGTTAAGGTGGTCAACGGTCGGCGTGAAGTGGAACTCAGCTACGCCTACTGGTACAACGCCACGGTCTTTGAGTTCGATGCCAAAGGCGTGTTGTTGGAATGGCACTACCACGCTGCGGGTCGGCGCTATACCCCACGCAATGCACTCACTGCCCGGGTTGAAGCCATCGTCGGTAAAGGGGGTAATTCCCTTAACACTGTTTACGACAAGGTCGATGTTGAACTGGATCTTCAGTACAACTACCGCTTGTACGTCGTCCCAGTCTTTGGGGGTGTTCAGCGCGGGGTATGGCAGGACATCACTGAACTTAAGAACCGCAGTGACTGGGGTTACTTGGACACTAGCGGTTCGGTGCCAAAGTGGGTCTGGACGTACGATGCGTCGAAGTGGTACGGTTGTGTGCGCCAGGACAATGCGTTCTTGTGCTATGGCCTGACGTTGTCCAAGGACGATGGTCATCTGCGGTTCAGTGTGGGTAGCTACGAAACCCACCAAGGCCTTGCCGAGTACAAGATCCTTGAAGTGCCCCCAGCCCAAGTAGATGTCTTCGTCGAAGGTCGGGCACTGATCGAAGGGCTTGACTACACCGTTAAATGGCCTGAGTTCGTCATCCACAACATCGAGTACCTGAACAGCGGACCCACCCAACGGTTCTTGATTCGTGCGTATGGGTTCTGTGAGTCTGACTTGTCACGCCCTGCGATGAGTGAGTTTGGGTTCATTGAGTACGGCGTATTGTCCAATGACCCGACGTACAACATCCATACCCACAAAGTACAGCGCATGATTGTCGACGGTCATTACCGTGATCCCAAAACACTTCGTTTCGAAGAAGACTGGGGTTCGGCTGTGGTAACCGATGAGCGCAATGGTGCACCCTATTCGATACAGACACCCCCCATGGTGTTCCGCGACGTCTTTGAGTTTGACTACAAAGCGCGCCGCGAGGATGACGCTCGGGATAAGGCGGTATCCGCGTACATGGGTAACCTGTACCCTAAACGTAACCGCAACTATCTCGACACCATCCTGATCCAGTATCACGTGGTGAGTTGCTTTGCCAACAAAATCCTGCATGACCTGCTCAATGGCAACCTCGATCCGGCCGGGATCATGGACCATTACTCGGATAACGATATCCGAATGTGGCTCAAAAGCTACGAATGGCTGCTGGAGCATGACCTGTGTAACCGCACTTACAACGAGAACCACGTGCAGGTTTGGCCGCACTGGTTTGGCGCTCCGGTTGGGCTGCCGATTCAAAAGTACAGTTTCTTCAAACGCGCATTGGCTACCTACCTTCGGGTACCGCCTGACATTGCGTCCTTCGTTTACATCGACAACGGGATTTAAGAGATGGCTCAGGACAACTCTGGTTACCGCGACCCCGACCGGGGGTTTAAAATCTGGCACGAGACTGAAATCGTTGCCGTCGGAAGCCCCGGTCGCTGGGTCCCGAACAAATACGACCTGGTGTTTGGCACCGCCAACGGTTGGCGTGAGGTGGTGTCGGTGGACATCACCACCGGTTACTCGGTACTCAAACCGGTGAAGCTACCGGTAGACAGCAACGACGGCGATGCTAAACTCGTCGGCGTCGGTCCAGGTTACAGTTCGGAATCATTCCGTATTTTCTTGGATACCAGCGTCACACCCCATACCCTCACGCCAGACTTTCGTCTGCACAGCTACCACATGGAAATTCAGCACTGGGTGGCGTTCCTGGGTGAGGACATCGATGAAGCCACAGGCACCATTGTCTCGTCGATGTACGACTCGTCCAACAACTACCTGGGGTACGCAGTCCCCATGGAAGAGTCTTGGGACCCGGTGCGTCAGCGGGTGTGTAAGGCACCAGCGCCTGGGTACACCAACCAAGCGTTCGAGAACGGTCAGACGCTTACCGTGGTGTTCTACGGGGAGCAGAACAACCAGGTGTCCAAAGCCCAGTTGTTGGTGGTGAATTCCAAAGCGGTACGTCGTGCCGATGCCAGTAAGAAATACGTGCAGGGCATCCACTTGGATTCGCCGTTCATTTCGGCCGCTGACCCACAGGTGATCGAGTTCCCCCTCAACGTCACCGTCGAATCCTTGCCGCTTGATGCGGTGGTTTCCTACAGTGATGGTACCCAGAACCGTTTGGCGATCAACGGCAACCAGTTCAACCTGCTGGGGCTGCGTAACTACATCGCCACCGAAGTTGGGCAACAGTTCCCACTGGTGCTCAATTACAACTTGGCCGCTGACGAAGTCAGCTTCAACATGACGCCGTCGCTGAACCGTACGCTGGTGGTGGACTACATCGCCCGCACCGTGACCGCTGATGGTGCTTACGAGGTCAAGCTGTTCGTTTACCCCGTGTGGGTCAGTGCAGCGGTGGGTTATCGTTTGGAATTCTGGATGTACAACCTCGACCGCCAGACGTATTACAACGTCACCCCGTACGTCGAGCTGGGCACCAGTTCCAACCCATTCAACCCCAAAGCCTACGGCGTGGTGCAAGAAGTCACGTACGCACTGGACATCAACAAGGTCGATGGGCGCTTTGCACAGTTCCGCCATGTGCAGAACGTGCGTATCGCCCTGCTCAACAGCGGCGACAACCAGCCTGCGAACTGGGAAATGTTGTTCACCCCGAACCAGGTTAACGGTTACGGCCGAGGTTTGATCGCAAGCTGTCGTTACCTCAGTGTTAACAACTGGCGCCTGAACCTTGGGATGGGTAACACCACCCAAGAAGCATGGCTCAAGCAGTTGTTCTACGCAGCCGAACCGCTGTACAGCATCGACATTGAGTCGTCAGCCCCTGTCCCAACTCACTTCATCCTCCAGTTCCTCAACAACGCCTACGAGATCCCTGTGGCGGATTGGAACAAGGATCAGATTGTCAACAACGACCTTAAGAACGGTGAGCTGCTGTACATCCGGTGGATTCGCCGAACGTATGACAACGACCTTCAGCTGGCAACGACAGCACTTCCTGTCATGCGCGCCTAACGGCATAAAGCCTGCCCAGTAGGGCAGGCCTATGTCCTTATAGGTCGCCAATACCCTTGTCAGGAAAGGCTCGATTCTTACCCCAGATAATACGAACCATCCCGTTACCGGCAGGGTAATACCATCGCGTTGATCCTGACATTTCGATGTTACCGCCCGCACCTGGTCCGTTAAGAAGACCACTGCTACCACCGGCTTGCACTTGTTGTCCTGTCTTCAGATTGAAACCCTTCGACATTTCTTTCAGTGCGTTTGCATAACTATCTTGAATTACCTTACCACCAGTGCCATTGCCGGTATACGTTGCCGCATGACCACCCGAAATGTATGTCGTTGACGGTACGCTACTTGCGCTTAAGGAAACCCCCGTACCACCAGTAAAACCTACCCTCTTTAAGCTAGTGTTATTAGCCGTTACCGTAGTGCCATAGCCTGCGGCCAACCCGAATGCGTCAATCTTAGATAGTGCGGTTGCCCGCACACTCGAACTTCTATTGTCGGCACCAGAACCCACAACAACCGTTACCGTATTACCCGGGGTAACTGCGATGTCATTGCGGTATAACACCGCACCCCCTGCGCCCGATGTCCCGGAACTGCTACCGGCAGGCATTATTGTGGATTCACCTGCCCCTACCAGAGCAGCAGAAACACTGTAAACACCCTCCGGCACCGTCCATGTATACGTGCCAGGCTGCCTCCACTCTACTTGTCCGACTGGACCTGCCTCTACAGAGGGCGTCATTAGCATTGTTTCTAACATGGTCTATCTCACCCTGAACTTGTTCTAAACAATACCGCTCGAAAAAAGAAAAAGGCATAAGCCCCTCCCGCGTGGGAGGGGCTTATGTCGGTTAGATCAACATTTACCGGCCAGAAGCTTCGTGCCGAAATAATGATCGTAGGCCCAAGCGAGGTCATACAACATGCACGTCTCATGAGCCGAGATCAGATCACCGTTTTTGTTCTCCGGTGTCTCTTCACCGTAGTACCACAGGCTTGGGTATTCTAACACATCCTTGTAGAAGAAGGTGATGACATTGCTCGGCGAGCCGTGGCTGTGTTCGCGGTCCAACGTCAATCGGATCACGTAACGCCAGCCTGTGTCTTGTGGACCGGTGTAGTGTGATGATTCAAACTCCATGCCGGGCATTTTGAACTGGCCGCCAAGCAGGCTGATGTCTAGAAGCATCAGAAAGACCATTGCGCGCAGCACATAGACCTCACCACGGTCCTCTTCTCGTACGTCTTCAGCGTAACCGTTGGCCAGCAGTTCCAGTGCTGCGGTGTTGCGGCCTTTCAGTTTAGTGTTGTTCAGCGGGTTCATTGGACATCCTTAGTCGTTGTGTAGTTTGATAGTAAGTGCCAAGGCATGGCGCTCGGGCGTTAGTAGTTTGTTGCGGGTGGCTTGGGGCGGAACCCCATGGTTGGCATAGCGGCGTATGCTACGGATACTGATGCCCGTAGCTGCCGCAGCTTGGGAGTAATTGTCGTAAACCACACCGTTTACCGATACTTTTTGGCGGATGGTGGATTCACGACGGGTAGCTGCCTGACGAACGTGTTCACGCTGCACAGCAGACATTGTTTGACCTTCGCGAGGCATTGCATTACTCCTTGTTGTGCTTGACGTTAGTAAATTAGACCACGCCCTATATCGGGAAGTTTAGGGATGTCAAGGGGTGCCAGTGGGTCAGGCGTGGTAAGTGATGGGATCTGGTGGCACTGCATGAACTCGACGACCAGAGGAGCTTCCCTGGGTGCTAACATGAAACCGTGGGCTCTAAGTAGTGTCTTATATTGTCCTTCTGTCAGCTGGGCTGCTTCGCAGAAGGCATCCACCAACCCACGCCGCTCGATCCGCAAGAAAAACTCCTTCCAGGCTTGCTCGTTTTCCTGTTGAATCTGTTCCTGTGATTTCGGCCACATGCCATCGTCATCGAGCTTGTCCATGCTGCCTTGAGCGATCACCTTGGGTTCCACCGCCTGTTCACCGTCGATGACTTCACCGTCACTGAAGAGTTCTGGGAAGATCAGTCCAAGATTGTCGGTGATAAAGTCTTTCGGGTTATTGGCATTGTGACGTTCTGCATCGGGGCGCTTATTGAGCAGCTCCAGCAACTCAGCACGAGGACGAGCACCGACGAACTCGAAGCAACCGTGTGGGTCAGGATCACCATCCTGAACCAATGCGATTACATCACGGAGCCAGTTCGTTGGACAGGTTCCGTCGTTGTAGTAGTAATCCAGCGAGCTACTGAATGGCTCTGCTTTTTCCTTCTCCAATTGGTCCTTAAAGGAACGTGTATTGAGGACGGCATAAATCGGTGTGCCACCCTCACCCACCAACGATGACCGCAATAACACGATCGATTCGATAAACGGGTTTTCGTTGGTGCCGGTTTGCGAGAACTCGACGTGCTGGTCTGCGTAGATGCGGATGTCGAATTTCGCGAAGCATTCCGCACAGTCCCAGTACACCGGGTAGTAGCCTTCGGAACGCTTAGCCGCATCGGCAAACAGGTGACTGACAGTCCACTCGTGCTTACCACACAACGGGCACTTGCATTTGACCGTGGTGTAGGTGATGGTGTCGACGGTTACGAATGGGGTGTTCATTCTGCGGTTTCCTCGGAAACGGTGGTTAGAAAAATATCGATTTCGGTGAAATGTACAGGTTCTTCACGGCGCAGCACGACTTGAAGATTCGCGTCATCTTTGTCGTTGGTCCAACGTAGTTCACGGTGGCCGACATGGCTCAGATAGAACTTTGCTTGCACCGATGGCCACGTCATCGGTGGATTCGGATTATTGCTGTGCCCAGGGTACTGGTGAAACGTCGCTTGGTCCATGATAAGCGGCCAGCGTTCGAACAACACATCCCGGAAGGGTTCATGACCAACGTTGACATGTAGGTAAGCGGTATCCGTGACAATACCGAGTTGAGCACAGGTCCTTTTGTCAGCGTGGATACCTGGGTAGTAGTAAGCCAGTACAACCTTGTCGTAATCCACCAACGTCGTCAGACCGAACTCAGTCAACAACGATTGCAGTTTGACCGTGTCGATTTTAGCATCACCGTGCGCGACATGAGTTGGCGCTGGATAATGCTGGAAGAGACTGTTGTCGAGTTTGTCGAGTGCATGTTTAGGAAAAGTCATTGTTTTACCTCAGAGGCAAAGTGGGTCCGATTGCCCGGACCGAGTGGAATTAACCGAGCGTGATCTGGCCTTCAACACCTTCGACTCTGATGGTGATCAGCCACGACAACGAAGGTTGCAGTGGTGTAGGTTCTTGACGAATGAACCCCCACCAGGTATCTTTCAACCCACCCGCGACCAATGGCATGAGCCGGTCGTCGATGACTCTGGAGAAGAGCTCTTCAGCTTGTTCAGCCGACTGGATGACCTTGTCTTCCATGGCTGTAGCGATGGCATTGTTGATTTCGGTCACGATCTTGCTGGCTTGGAGCTGCTTGATTGCCGCAGGATCGTTCTCGTAAACCTTGTTGAGCTCGTCGAGGTCGATTGGTTTGGCTTCTTCGTTATCGATGACGGCTTGGATTGCCAACACACACTCCTTGAAGTCGTCACGGTCGTTGATATAAAGGTACGCCTCACCGTCACACACCCCGATGTACTTGTCCGCCTTCCAACCCTTGTCACGATCCGGTGAGAACCATGCCCCACGAATCGACGTACCCCAGGAGAACAGCGACTGAATGTTACGCAGATTCATCACGGTCAGGTAGTCGAGGTAGTTTTGGTGCGACTCGTCTTGGAACGCAGTACCTCGGCCTTCGACGATGGCCACGAACACTCGCATGATCATGCGAGCAAAGTGACGATCGACTTCGTCGTCGTAGGTGTTGATATCGAAGATCTGTGCTACGACCCCCAGTGCTGAGATATCTTCCTCGTTGCACGCCTGCGTTTCCATGATGAACTTACGTTTCGCTTCGAACCAGTTGCGGTAGTATTCTTGCTTGGTCATGGTGTTCTTCTCGATGTAGGTTGGGATAACCGGCAGATGGCCTGGGGTGGCGACTATGAACTTTTTGTCTTTCATGGTAAACGTCTCAGTTTTAGTAAGCCTCGGCCAGAGACGTTATCCAGTTGTTGGGGATGTTGCAAAGATCGTAGTTACCTTCATCACCCTTGATGATCTCCTGCTCCAACATGGAACAGTTGCTCGACCAGTTGATCAGCTTTTGACGATCGTGGGTGAGGGTGTTGTTCAGGAAGTCGAGCAACTTACCTAACGCTTCTTCTGCGGTGCGGCCAGTACGGAATGGGTACCAATCACGTCGTTTCAGGAAACACTCCCAGCCCCAGTCTTCGGCGAAACGATCGCGGACTTCGCTGAAAGCATCTTCGTTATGGATCAACACGGCATAGTAATCCCCACCATGTCGGCGAGTACCGATAACCAACCCTTGGGCGAGCGACAGTGTACCTTCACCCGAAGAGTAGTTGAGCATTTTGTTCAGACGTGATACATCGTTCATGGTATTATCCTAAAGACAAAGTAAAGAAAATAGAAGACCTGCCCCGAAGGGCAGACTTATGTCGGCCTAGTACTTGTACTGTACACGGTCGAGGAGCGCTACAGCCTCGATGAGCTGTGCACGTAGGGAGTCGAACTTAGGTTTCTTGTCTACCGGGATTTGTTTTTCATCCTCGGCACCCTCGTTGTAGAACTCCAGAAGTTCATCCACGGCTTCAGGCAGGTTGAACGTAAGCGCAAGGTTGTGTTCTTTAACACCCTCGTCGTTCACGGCGCCGCAAGCCCACTCGAGCGCCGACTTGCTGGCACTCTCGATGTCGGTCAGTGCGTCACTGATGTAGACAAAAAGCTGACCGTCGTCGGTCAGGCCCAGATCGGTAGGTGCAACGATGTTAGCTAATGACTCGGACATGTGGAGTTCCTTAGAACCAGTCGTGTTTGAGGACTTGAGGACCGAGGTCCCATTGGTAGACGGTGAACTCGACGCTATTACCGTCTTGTCCTGCCCACTTGGCGTAGGACGCTTCCCATGCCTGAAGTGCTTCGCGTTCGGTGAAGTACACATGGCGGGTGTCGTCGTAGCCACACGGCCAAGCCTTGGTGCGGTAGCTCACTTTGAACTCCGCATCGTCCGGCCAGTCTTGGTGTTCCATGGCATCGGCCAGTACCGCATCCACGAACGGTTGAAAGTCTTGCAGAATGTTTTTACCAAGGTTCATACGTTATTCCTTAAAGGGATGGTGGGTTGTTGTTACTTACTGGCTTGAGCGTAATGCTCAATGATGCGCACGCACTCCTCTTCGGTAGGTGGGCGTGGTGGTTGGTTATCAAACATCAACCACAGTCCTTCGGTACGACCGCGGCTTTTATACCAGGTTACCCAAAGGCACAGGGGTTGAAGATTCATCATGCCCTTGTCGTCTTCTTCAGGCATGACATCAACACCGTAGAGATCGAGGGTGGCATAACTCTGATTCTCCTGTTGATGCAGTTTGATGTCTGCATTACCGCGCCGGTCTGCGAGGTGTCGAATCAGGTTTGCCGTAGCGCAGTTCCAGTTTTCCAGGCCGTCGAACTGACCATTCTGGAAACCACACTTAGGGTCTGTACCCTGCCAAGTTTTAGGGCGATCGGCACAGGCTTTACAGATAGAAGCAACAGTCATGGGATAATCCTTAAAGGGGTTGGTTATTCATGTCAGTGATATAGACGTCAAGGGTATTTCGATTAACGACGCGCCGACCAAACCACCAAAGCGGCGCCGAAGATACGGGCGATGGCTTCACCCGCAGCCGCATAGTCACGGCTGTCGTCACGCACAGGACGCTGTGGTACACCGGCAGCGGCACCCACAGCTCTGGTAGTGTTGCCATACTCGTCCCATACACCTAAAAGAAAAGGGCCCGAAGGCCCTGGTATTAACGAAGAAGGTTCAGCATCTCAGTGAGCTGATCCATTTCCTCGTTATACGCTTCATCAAACGGATCGCACTCTTCGGGTGCAAGGCCGCAGATACGATGCTCATTGATCGCGGTGATGAAGGCAGCTGGGAACCAGCCATGGAACACTGAGCGTTCCAGCAATTCCGTCGCCCTCTTGGTCAACGCCTCAGGACCTGCATTGTCGTGCACTGCTCCATCAATTTGCAGATGGAAGCCAACGGGTTTGGTAGTGCCCTTCTTGTACACACCAGTGAAGATGAAGATGTCACCGGACAGACCGGTGAGCACCACGGCCGCCTTACCACCAATCGCTACGTCATAGCGACGCATCGAGTGGTGGTCGAGGTGTTCACGGTGGTTGAGCTCAGTCATGGCCAAGTTGAAGAAAGCCAGTGCTGCTTTGGAGTGTGCAAATTTCATGGTTATTCCTTAAAAGGAGTAGTGGATGGGGGCGCCTGCCCCCGGGGTGGTATATTACTTGGAGCTGTAGTGCTTGTAAAGCAGGGCGTAGTTACCGCCTTGCTTCTTAGCCTCAGCCTCCAGCGCTTCGCAATCAGCCTTACCTGCTTTATAAGCAGGCAGGTAATCGCTGAAGCCGTAATACCAGTCGGCCTTCTGGCAGCGCAACTCGTAGGCCTGTTCGGCTTCGTTGAGTTCACCCCAAGTAGGACCGGCTGGAACCGGTGCTACTGGAGCAGGTGCTGCCAGCTCGGCTTGGAACTTAGCCCCAGACTCTGCGGCAATACATGCCTTCAGATTCTTCCGGCCACGCCGTTCCAAACGTACACGCAGGTTTTCCAGGTCATAGACGTACAGCTCGTCTACCTTGGTCTTACCGGCGTACACACCCTCATGGATAAACACCCCATGGGAGTACTGCGCTTCACGGTGAAGCGCATGACCACCAACAGTGATGCCGGTAGCCGCCACGATGGCCTGGAACAGCGTCGCGTTCACATCGAAGTGAACTTCGACTGCCGAGTCCAGCATGCCATACGCCAGCAGGCAGGTGTCATCACTCACGACAACAGTGCCGTCGAGGTGGAACTCCTGGATGGCGGCTTGCAGGTCGAGCAATTGAGCTTTAACGAACATGGCGTTACTCCTTAAAAGGGGTGGTGGTAAAGCAGTAGGAATTAAACGTTATCGATGACAGCAACCGTCGCTCGAACGGTAATGGTTACAACCACCGTAACGACGATCAAACGAATGATACTGCGCATGGTGACTCCTTGGGTAGGACCCGATAAAGGACGGTCTATGAAGATTATTCTTCATATTCACAAAGACAATATAGGTCTTAAAAACAATGCATTCAAGTATTTTTATAATGGTATGGTGTATAACTGCCTGATTTAACTTTATTCCGTCTCAGGCACCTATGTGAATTTACGAGGGATAAGACCTTGGATGTTGTACTCTTTAAGTCCGATTGGGCACGCTTCCCAACGGCAGTTGTCGACTATAACACAAGCAATACCTCCTTTCTGCGTCTTGTAAAACTTTACAAGCGTATGGGTGTAGATAACTGTGAATTCCCCCTGACGCTGCTTCAGCCGGAACTCTCAGGCATCGACCCGTATGCGGATGATCTCACAGCCGAGATCAAAATGAAGATTGCCATGGAGTGTAAGTACAACCCGTGGTATTACTTCCGCGAAGTAGCGCGACTGCCTTCTAACGCCGGTGACGTACCGATCCGCTTTAAGGCCAACCGGGGTAACATCGCGCTGTATTGGAGCTTCTTCAACCACGTTGACTTCGCCCTGATCCAGCCACGTCAGACGGGTAAGTCGGGCTCCACTGACTCCCTGACCGTAGGCCTTACCTACATCTGGTCTTCGAACACCACGATCAACCTGATCACGAAGGATACGAAACTGAAGAACTCCAACGTGGAGCGTCTGAAGGAAATCCGTAACCTGCTGCCCGACTACATTCACCCGCATAACCCGAACGATGCTGATAACAGCGACCTGCTGACCTGCATTCGACTGGGTAACAAGTACAAAACCGCTGTAGGTCGAAACGACAAAATCGCTGCCGACAAACTCGGCCGTGGTATGACGGTACCGATCATGCAGTTCGACGAAGTACCTTACATCAACCTGATCGGTGTATCACTGCCAGTAGCCCTAGCATCGGCAGGTGCTGCGCGCGACCAGGCCAAAGAGGCCAACCAGCCTTACGGCAACATCTTCACCACGACACCAGGTTCGATTCTGACCCGTGACGGTCGTTGGGCGCACCAGTTCCTGACCTCGGGCGCAGTGTGGTCCGAACACTACTTCGACCTGCCTAACGAAGAGGCCCTACACGAAGTCGTGGACAAAGGTGCGACAGGCCTGAAGCCACTGATCTACGGTGCGTTCAACCACCGGCAGCTCGGTAAGTCGGACGAATGGTTGCTGGGTAAGCTTCGTGATTCGGCGTCCTCGGGTGAGCTGGCTGACCGAGACTATTTCAACATCTGGACAGCTGACTCCACCGGTTCGCCGTTCGATGAAGAGACCCGTGCTCGGATTGCCAAGTCTGAGTGGGAACCACTCTACACGCAAATCAACGACTACCGCTATGTACTGCGTTGGTACGTGCGTGAAGAAGACCTGGCTGAGCGCATGGCTAACAGCCGCACGGTGCTCGCACTCGACCCATCTGAAGGCCTGGGTGGTGACAACGATGCCATGGGTATGACGCTGTATGACGTGGAGACGGCCGAGATTCTGATGGCCTGCCGCGTCAACGAGACCAACATCGAGGTCTACGCAAACTTCATTGCAGACCTGCTTGTCAAGTACCCGAACATTACGTTCATGTTCGAACGTAAGTCGACGGGCCTGTCGATCCTCGACAGCCTGATCATTATCCTCAACACCATGGGTATCGATCCATTCCGCCGGATCTACAACCGCATCGTCGATGAGCGTGATGAGTTCCAGGACGAGTATCGTCGCCTGCAAACCCCAGTGTCGCAGCGCCAGATCAGCTTCTACACGCCATACAAACGCTACTTCGGCTTCAACACCTCCTCCTCGGGTCGTCATTCTCGTGACAGCCTGTACGGTGAGACCATGATGTCGGCAGTGCGTTACGGCGGTCATGTGGTGCGGGATAAAGAACTCATCAACGAGTTCTTCACACTGGTCGTTAAAGACGGTCGTGTGGACCACGCTAAAGGCGCGCACGATGACTTGGTTATCTCTTACCTGCTTGCCCACTGGTTCGTCACCAAGGGCCAGAACCTCAACCACTATGGCATCGCCCCAGGCTCTGTCTTGGTACGTGCTCGCTACACTGAAGAAAACTACACCCCCACTGAACGGCGCCGCCAGGCCCGTAACGCAGAACTGCGTGAGGTCTTCAACAACCTCTTGGATCTGCTTAAGACCACCAAAGACCAGATGTCTATCTCTCGGATCGAGATGCAGCTGCGTCGCCTGTCCCAAGAGATCGATTTCGGTGAAGACACCGGCGGCGTAGGTATCGACGCCATGATCAAGCAGGCAACTGACGAACGCGCTCGCCAAATGCGGATGTCCCGTTTCGGGGCACAGCCTGGTTACGGCAGTTTCCGCCGGGCCGTCTAAGCGGCATAAGCCCCTCCCGTTGGGGAGGGGCTTTATGTCGTCAGTAGTCAAAGTCGGTTGGGTCGTACATGGCTTCCAAACGAACGCGTGCTGGGTTGGGTACCGGACGTTTAGGATTACGTAACCAACGGTACAGTGAAACACCGGCATTGATCAGGTTACGACGTGCTGGGTGAACATTCAGCACCGCCATGGCCTCTGCCAAGATGGCATCGATCTCAGTGCGGGTGATTGGGACCTGTTGGGCCACACCACCGATCATTTTGAATTTGTAGTACGTGTTGCACAACACATCATGCAGCAGCACTGCTTGGGAGTAAGAGCCCCAAGCAGGTATGAGGGCGTTACAGGGGAACGGTACTGACGCCCCATCCGAAAGCGCACCTGCATTGACCGTCACCCACTCGTCGCTGTTCTTCTCGCCGATGTAATAACGAAACATCCCAAGGTTGCGCCAGTGGTCTTTACCCAACTCCCGGGATGCCAGTGGGTCGTAAACAATTGCCGCGTGGGCTTTGGTGAAACTACTCATGCTTGCTCCTGAACCACTGTTGGAAGCAGAGCCGCGTTCCGTCACAGGTTGTGAGGTACTCGGAGGAAAGCGGCATCCACTTAGGCGACTGGATCGCAAACGGCAGGTAAGCATCGCCCTCTACCGGTAAGTCAACCACGGTCAGATAGATCCGATCGATCTGCGACTCATAGGCTTTGTAAACCTCCGCACCACCGATGATAAAGACCTTTTCGTCTGTAAGATTAGCGGGAACGATGGGTTCGTTGATGACTGTGACACCGACGATCGGTTCTTTACGGCTGGTCAGGACTATGTTCTGGCGTCCTGGCAACACGCGACCAATGGATTCAAAGGTCTTACGACCCATGATTACCGGGTGGCCCATGGTGATACGTTTAAAGTACGCAAGGTCTTCAGGGAGGTACCAGGGCAGCTTGTTGTCCTTGCCAATAATACCTTCCTTATTTGCCGCCACAATCATGCAAACCTGTGCCATCGCCCCACCCTTTTATAATGAATTATACTACCCATACGGTAGGGTATTTTGGTAACTTCCTCATGGAACTATTCTATGCTCGAAAAAATATTCTAAGGTTCGGCTCGCTTTCTAAGAGTGTAGCGGAACCTGCGCGTGATAATTTTACTCAAAGGGTTTTTCTTATGAATTTGGATTTCAATCCAGTGATTGAGAAAAGACTAAAACACTTAATGCTTCAGATAGGCATCAGACTTCCATGATCAGAGAATTCATTAAACGCGACGGTACCGTAGTGCCGTTCGATGCCAGCAAAGCCCTTGGCTGGGGTAAGTGGAGCGCCAAAGGCTTTGCCAAGTTTATCGACTGGCAAAAGATCGTTGTCCAAACCGTTGCTCAGATGCCCGAGCGATGCAAAGCGAAGGACTTCAACGACGGCCTGATCCGTAATGCCCTGAACGAAGACACCTGGGCCGGTCAGCTGATGGGAGGTCGTATCTACGCCGCAGACATTCACAAAGAAGTCTTCGGTGGTAAGAAGCGCCGTACCCTGCGCGAAGTGCACAACATCATGCAGGCATCCAACGTCATGGTGACGTTGAACTACTCTGACGAAGAATACGCCCAAATTGAGACCTGGATTGATCATGAGCGCGATTTCCACTGCGCCCATTACCAGCTCAAGCAGGGGCGCGACAAATATGCCCTGCGCAACCGTATCACCAAGCGTGTATACGAAACCCGTCAACACGCACTGATGCGTGTGGCGATGGTGGTCTGTGAACAACACGACCCGATCACCCGTATGGCTCGCCTGGAGTCGATGTTCTCTGACCTGTCGCACGAGCGGCTGTCTGCACCGACCCCGAACCACAACAACATGGGTACGGGGCACAACGGCTTCTTCTCATGCTGCCTGTTCACGTGTGGCGACACCAAAGAATCCATCACTGCGGCTACCGTTATCGCAGAAGTCATGACCTACATGTCGGCCGGTCTTGGCGAGAACATGCAGGTGCGTTCCCTGGGTGACCCGATCCGTGGTGGTTCGATCATCCACTCCGGTAAGATTCCGTACTACGGCAAGCAGACCGGTGTCGTCAAGTCGAACAAGCAAGGCAGTCGTGGCGGCAGCCTGAACGAGTTCTTCAGCGCCTACGATCCAGAAGTCGCTGAGCTGATGGTGCTCAAGAACCCACGTACGCCGATCAACAAGCGCAACCGCAGCATCGATTACACCATGATGCTGAACAACTGGCTCCTGGCCAAGTCCTCGGCAGACGAAGAGATCTACCTCTTCAACGCATTCACAGCGCCCGACCTGTACGCTGCGATGTACGGCAAGTCGATCGATGAGTTCGTGCGTCTGTATGAACAATACGAGGCTGACGAGTCCTTCGAGAAGACCTATGTCTCGGCGCGTAAGCTGGTAGTCAATGCGCGTTCCGAAGGTTTCGAGACCGGTCGCTTCTACCTGCTGTTGATTGACGAAGTCAACTACCACACCCCGCACCGCGATCCGATCCTGTCGTCGAACCTGTGTGTGGAGATCACCCAGCCGACGCACTACTACGATCACCTCACCGAGCTGTACTCAGAGAAGTTCCTGGGCTTCATTACCTTCGACACCGAAGAGAAAGAAGGCATGCTGCTCGACTCGAACGAACCGGTCGAGATCCGCGGCATCGTCGGCGCTGTAGCGGCGATCGAACTGAAAGAAGGCATGGAGTTCCGTAAGAAGGGCTGCGTCACTTACCAGCGCGTTACCCGCGTGATCGAATCGCGACGTGAACCTGAAGTTTCGCTGTGTGCCCTGGCCGCAATCATCGTGACCAACTGCGAAACTGAAGAGCAGTACGCCGAGTGTGCGTACAACGCTCTGTACATGATCGACTATTGCATCGACAACAACCATTACGCCCTGCCACACATGAAGCTCACCGCTCAGGCACGTCGTAACGCCGGTGTGGGTATCATGGACTTGGCGCACCACATGGCGCGCAAGAAGCTATCCTATACCTCGCAAGAAGGCCTGATGGAAATCCACCGGGTGGCTGAGCGCCATGCTTACCACTTGATTCGTGCGTCGATCCGCCTGGGTCAAGAGCGTGGTAATGCCGAGTGGATTCACAAGACCGACTGGCCGCGTGGTTGGACCCCACTGCACACCTACAACCAAAACGTCGATACGCTGGCGCCATTTGAGTATCAATACAACTGGCACCAAGTCTCGCTGGATCTGATCGCCCAAGGTGGTGGTCGCTTCTCCAGCCTGATCGCGCACATGCCGGGTGAGTCAAGCTCCAAGTACTCGGCCGCGACCAACAGCCTGATGCCACTGCGTTACCTGTCGATCCTCAAGACTGACGGCGATAACTCGATGATCTGGGTCGCCCCTGAAGCCGACACGCTGAAAGAATGGTACACCATCGCCTGGGACATGACCCGTAAAGATTTCACCAATCTTTACGCCGTGGTTCAAAAGTTCAGCGATATGTCGATCTCCGCTGACGATTACCAGTCCTTCAAAGGCGATGAAAAGATCTCCAGTAGCGAACTGATCGAAGAGACCAACTACATGGCCTACATGGGCCGTAAGTCTGTCTACTACACCAACTGCGAGACTTCCGACAAAGAGGCACTCGCCGCCGTGATGACCCGCAAGGTACGTCGCGATGTCGCCGATGAAGATGACGGCCTGGATATGTCTGGTCCTGTCTGCACTTCAGGTGGCTGCTCGATCTAAGTTGCTGGTGGCCGGGGTAACACCCGGCCTATCTCTTCCTTTAAGTAATGTGAATACCCATGTCGGAAATAATCGTTCCCTCGCTTGACAATGTAATCTTCAACCAGCATAAAGGCGATTACGGTGACACGCGTCTGTTCTTGGGTGAACCCAAGGGCCTGCTCGACACCGTGAACGACCCTCACCCCAAGCTCTGGGACTTCTGGCGCTCACTGCGCGGCCTGGACTGGGACACCAACGAGTTTGACTTCAGTCCGTGTCTGCTGGAGTTCAAAACCAAGAGCCCAGGCGTCGCCCAAGCCATGATCCAGAACTTGGGCTGGCAGTGGGAAGGCGACTCCATCGCCGCGAACAGCATCATGGCGGTGGGTAACCACTACGTGACCAACTCCGCACTGAAAGTGGTGTGGGACCAGATCGTGGCCAACGAGAACCTGCACGCCACGACCTATTCCGAAATTGTACGCTACAGCTTCGACTCGCCTAACGATGTATTGAACGACGTCTTGGGCGTGAAAGAAGCCATGGCGCGGATGGACACCATCTCCCGTGTGATGGCCAGGTCCTACCGCATCGGCCTGCGTGTATCGTTGGGCGACATCGCCCGTAACTCGGATGAAGCCTACGAAGGCGCCTTCATGTTCACCGTTGCACTGTTCCTGCTGGAGCGTGTGAACTTCATGGGTTCCTTCGCCGTAACTGGCGCGATTGCACAGACGGGCGATTACATGCCGATCTGCAAAGCGGTGCAGCGCATCGCGCAGGACGAATCCGAGATCCATGTTAACGTTGGCAAGTACGTCATCGAGAACGAGCTCAAAACCGAGCGCGGTCGTCGTTGCTGGAAAGCTAACCGCAACCTCATCGATGAGATGGGTCTGGAAGTCCGTGCCTCCGAAATGCGCTGGCGGAATTTCCAACGCGACTCCGGTTCGATTGTACCGGACGTAGGTTGGGACGAGATCGGCAGCTACATCAACTTCAACGTGGCCGATGCCTTGGATGTACTGGAGCGCCCTGTGGACTTCAAGGCGCCGTTGGAAATGCCACTGAAGTACATGACCAAGTGGCTGGACGTGGCGGCTACCCAAGCCTCCCCACAAGAACAGGACAATGGTCAGTATCGTGTCAACGTGGTTCGCCACGACGACAACGGTCTGGTGTTCCCGTTCCAACTTCACCGCCCACGCAATACCCTGGCGTACGCTCTGCCAGGTCGTGCTGCGGCCTAACCGAAATAAGTATCAACATAAAGCAGGGCCACGCCCTGCTTTATGCAATGTTTTACAGTGTGTGTAATAGTATACGGAAGTAATTGCCGTAATGTGGGGTTGGTGGCTTCTTCCTTCGGGATCGCCAGAGCGGGCGTCTACTGTGGCTTCGGCTGCACCCTACGCCTCCGCTGACAGAACGGAGGCACATCTTCTGTCAAATGGGTAGGTTCCCGAGTGGTTAAAGGGATCGGACTGTAAATCCGACGGCTCAGCCTTCGAAGGTTCAAATCCTTCCCTGCCCACCATTCACCCTTAGCACAGTTGGTAGTTGCACTCGGCTGTTAACCGAGGTGTCCCTGGTTCGAGTCCAGGAGGGTGAGCCATATTAAAATAACCCAGCCTTCGGGCTGGGTTTTATGCCGTCTTAATCATTTGTATTTAGTCAAGGAGCGGTTATGGACATTGATAACTGGTTGAGTAGGAACACCGCCTTACAGAGTGACAGCCGGGTGCCCATGGAGCAGCTGGTGTTGTCGCAAGAGGGTTTCTTCGATAAGGCCAAAGAATTCTTCTTCGGTTCGGGTAAGTCAATGAAGGGTGATGATTACAAGCCCGTCAAGCTCGAGCACACTTACAACTTTAAAGCCACCATCACTGCGATCAGTCGTCAGTATGGTAATCCACAGTGGCTGGGTAACCAACGTTGGAACTCCGGTAAGGTTGAGGGTGGTGATATCGTCGCGTACCTGGAAGACATCAGCCCCGAGGCTCTGGTCAAGACACTGAACGAAGCGGCTGACTTTACCATCGAGGTGCACAAAGCCTGGTTAAAAGGCGTTAGCACCTACTTTGAGAACATGCGTCCTGTGGTTCGTGCGATCAAGACAGGGCTTACCGATGAGAACCTCAAAGTCGCTTTGACCCGGATGCGGAGTATCCCTGACCCATCGACCTACCTTGATCGTGCGTCTCGGGTATTCCCGGTGGGGGAGAGACAGATCCCCACGCAGTTCAGCCTCATTAAGCCACCTGTAGTGACCCCACGTGAGATTAAAGCGCTGAGCAAGCGTGATGTAGAGCTTAGCGTCAAAGCGCTTGTAGCGAAGCTGGAGGAGCTTGTACAGATCGGTGACGATATCTTCCGGGCAGGTTACGCGGTGGTGGGTGATGTCTCTACCCGTGAGTTGATCCAACTCTCCCATTCGAAGAACCCCAAAGTACCTAAAGGCTCTAAACGACCGTTGTCTGAGTGGGAACTACTGTCCCGTCGGCTGGACGTGCCGCACACCTACTGGAGCTCTGAAGAATTTGCCATCACCCGCCGCTTCTTTGGTGACGTGGTATTGGCAGCCTGTCGCTGGATCGATCGGAGTATCCGTTAATGTACACAGTAGACCAACTTATTAAGTACGCTGATACCAAACCCATTACCGATGTGAACATCAACGAACTCACCTGGATGTACCCCCATGACCGCATCAGTAAGAAGCGTCTGGCGGGTATTGTGATCGATGGGTTTCCGATCATTGTGACCCGTCGCACTGATGGCACACTCGTTACCCTTGACGGGTTTCACCGCACGTACAAAGCATGGAAAGAAGGTCGTAAGACCATTAAGGCCCGGTTCATCACGCCGGCAGATATTGAAAAACTGAATAAGGCCGCCACAGTGAGCACCGAAGAGAAAGACCCCAAAGAGATCGGCGAAGACATCGAACGTATTCGTAAGTTCGGTGAAGATAAAAACCTTCCGGAAGACGCCATTAATTCGATGATCAAGTCGGAATTCAAGGAAGAGAAATCCAGCCTCGAAGAATGGCTTACGCAAACCGTGGCTGGTACGGCTGACAAAACCAGCATGGAGCAGATCGTATCGCAAGAGGGCTTCCTAGAGTTCGCGGGTGATATCATCCGTAACGCCACCAAGGGTAAGAAACCCAGCGAGTTCGATATCAGCAACGACAGTCAGCATGGGGCCGATACCATCAACCGCACTTACGCCAACCCAGCCTGGGTAGCGAAGCGCCGCATGGTAAAGGGTGAACCTACCATCCTCAACATCGGTAGCGTGCTGGTGGGTGATTGGAAAGGCGAAATGAAGAAGATAGTCCAAGCGGCTCAGGCCTGCTGGCATTCCAACACCCCGATCCTGACCGGCCTGTTGAACAAGGCCAAGCCGATCATCGCGTTCCTCGACAGCGATGCCTGGAAAGATCCAGCCAAGATCAAGGACTTCCACGACAACAAGTGGAGTGAACTGCCGTTGCAAGTGACCTTCAAGGACTGGACCTACAAGTCCAAAGACCCTGCCACTGCCAAGGTTCCTACGCTCGATGCTGAAGGTGTGGTCGAAGCAGCCAAGACGGTACTGCTGCTGCGTGACATCCTCAAGCAGTCACCGTTCAAGAAAGCCGGCTGGTTCGAGATGTTCCACCGTCCAACTGTGGGTGGCGTGAACATCTCGAAGTGGGAAGGTAGCGACCCGATCTACAACCAGATGGAAGAGAAGTACGGCGATACCGAATCGTTCTGGCACCTCCAGAATATCACCGAGAACCTGGTGGGCTTCCGTGAGCACATCGAGTACG